GGCTTTCAGGGAACTCTTAAAGAATTCGAGGGGAAAGTAAATAAAACTCACAAGGATAATCCCCAGTACTTGGCTGAATATATGGGCTTCATTAATTATTTAAAAATGTTAGGAGCCGCAAAGTGAACATGGGCGGACGTATTTTAACACTAAAAGAAAGAGAAACAAAAAGAAGGCGTGAGGTGAAAGAGTTTTTATTTCGAGGGAAAACAGAAGAGGGGAAATGGGTAGAGGGTGATTTAATCAACCTCTACAAAAAAACATTAATTGCGGGGCCTGATAGAAGGGCTTCTGAATTTGATGGCGTAAGCGTTGAACTTAATTGCTCCGAAGTTCTTCCCGACACAGTGGGACTATGGTCGGGTAAGACTGATAAAAACGGCATTAAGATATTCGAGGGAGATAAAGTAAGGGTAACAATAGAGGGCCAAACATTTGAGTCTGTTGTATCCTATAATAGTCGCTGGAGCTTGAAGTACGTGGGGAAATGGCGTACAAAATATTACTTCATACCTACAAGCAAGAAAATAGAAGTTATCGGGAATCTCTGGGACAATCGTGAATTATTGGGGGTAAAATGAATAAGGAATATATAAAAGGAGATACTGTAAAACTTGCAAGAGAATCGAGGGGATTAACCCAGATGCAGTTGGCAAAAAGAATTGGAATAACGCAGAGCAACCTGTCAAAGATTGAATCAGAATTTAAAAATAATCTATCCTCAAAAATTGTTAAAAGATTGTCTACTGTGTTAAATTATCCCAAGAGTTTCTTTTCGCAAACAATTGAGCGCCATAGGGCCATAAGTTATTAACAAAACAGAGGACACTTTTATGACATTCGGCGAATATATAAAACAAAAACGCCTCGCAAGAGGTTATACATTAAGAGAATTTTGCAAAACCATTGGTTACGACGCCTCAAATTGGAGTAAGATAGAGAGGGGCAGATTAAAAGTACCTTTGAGTTACCTTCCCAAAATTTCGGAGCTATTGGAAATTAGCAAAGAAGAATATAACGAAATGGAAGATTTAGCTCATATTTCGCAAGGCATTATACCGAAACCGCTTACAGAAGAAGAAATAGTCCAGCATCTTCCGTTATTCTGTAAAGCGTTAAGATGCCCGGGAAAAGCAGAAAAACTTATAAAGTTACTGGAGGAAAACCTATGAGCAATTTGAATTATAAAGACGTATTGATTTGGGATAAGATACTGAAAGTAGAATGCAGATTAGTAGAAGATGTTAAATGTGAAATGGGTTACGAAATTCACCCCTTTTGGGGGACATCGAGGTTGGTAGAGCTTAAAAGCGAGGAAGGAATTTTTGTCAGGCCAATAAAGGATTGCGAATATTATTTCCCGGTTGAAAACATTACAGAAGTTAACGGAAAACAAATATTTAAGAATTTTCATCTTGTTTCCTTCGGAACTTTTCCGGGGGAGAAACATATAGGGATTTTTATTGGTAATTATTTGAAATCTCTTGAATTTGACTTAGCCCTGTACAGCCCGTCTTACATACCGGATGTTGAAATTGTAGGCAATATCAAGCAAGAAAAATGGTTTGAATTATTTAATGGGTATGGCTTTAGGGGCAGAGAATGGGCCGGAAAGATAAAAAAACGATTGGAGCACATTAGCAGAGGAACTTATAAAATTAATGAAGGAAAACTTATGAATGACATATTACTAATAGCAGTAACATTTTTTGAGGACAATGGAGCCACGGTGTCTGCAACAGACAGGGGAGCCATTGTCGCTGCGTTTAGTGGAAATAAAGATGAAGCATGCTTAATGGTTGAAGAAATAAAGCACAAATATTTAACGGCAGGATACCAAGTAAGCGTTTGTTACCAAAACGAGGGGAAACAATTAACCCAGAGGGAAATATGAGCACAAAAGAGAAAAACAAAACTGTAATTAAGATTATCAATTACCTGAATGATGAAGTTATTCCGAATATTGACTCCGGCAACCCGGTATTTTGTGTAGAAGACTATAAAAACATTCAGCGGTACATTGAGGAAGATTATCAGCTTAAAGCAATTCCTTCAGATGAGCAGATAAGAGATTTTACGCTTGGAAACGAGTTATGCAAGCGTAAAATCAATGGGGAAGTAACAACCTTGGCAGACTTAAAACATATTATTAAGCAGGCCCTTGAGCATTTCGGAGGAAAGAATGAGAACAATTAAAACAATTCAGAATAAAAAAAACTACACGGATTGTTTAACAAGTGCATTCCGCAATTTAGGAGAGGCCACTATTGGCACGTTAGATACGGCTCTTTCTTTCATGTACTTATTTCGGCGTTTCGGAATGCCATCATATACGAATAAGGATGATTATAAAATATTATACGATTATCGTTTTAAGTATAAAGAGCTCTATGTATTTATTCATGCAAGTTCCCATGAGCATGTTTACTTTAATGTTTTAGTGCCTAAAAAATATACAGAGCCTTTTTTTGAAGGAAGACGAGAATATTACAGAAGAATTGCCAAAGAATCTCTTGCAAAAGGCATTTGTAATATGCCTTTTGCAGTGTTATCTTGGAGTGACGATGGACTAACAAGCGAACAAAAAGAAATTAACAGCGAAATTATGGATAGAGAGGCTAAAGTTTTTTTTAGCCCTGAAGATTATAAGCTTTTGACTTCAAAACAAACAGAAACTGAAAGTAAAATCAGTTTTCATAAAATGTTACGACCCTTTACGGATATGCTGCATGAGAAATTCAAAAACAACTTGTCTCCTGAAGATGCCAAAATACTTTTTAATAACAGGATAAGTTTTGAGGATGTTCCTGAAATGAAAGAGCAGTCCATATCTTTTTTTGAAGATATGAAGAGGGGGGTTTGCGTCAGGGATGTATATTTTAACCTTATCGGTTATGAATCAAGTACAAATCAAATAAAAAAACACATAAAATAGAGTGAAGATGATGAATAAATATATGTTTAGGTTTTTGTTTGCTGGAATAGTATTAATTCTTTTTGCGTGGGCAGCCCCTTCAGCAATGATAAAAAAAGACATTATTGCCAAGTTTTGGTTTACCGACTTAGCCGCAGATACCATAAGTCTTTTCGAAAGAATCATACGAATATCTATGGTTGTGGTCGCCATATTAAACGTGTTATATTTTATAATAGCCAGGGAAGAGGAACCGGACAAAAAAGATTTTGAAATAATAAACTTTAATAAAGAAACAGCGCATAGATATAGCCTTAAGAATCAAAACGGGCTGATAGGAGTATTCGGGATAGTTAAAGAAGGCTTTAAAGATGTTTGGAGTAGTCCTCCCTACAGATGGTATTTTAGAGTCATGGTAATACTTACGATACTAACTATTCTTTACGTAATTGGAGCTATAATAAAGTTAACAGTGAGATAATGGATAATAGCATTAGTTTAAAAGCGGATAGGGAATATCTAAATGTTTCGCGGCAATAGAACAGTCAACTAAAAGTAAAGGGGAAATAGAAGCCTGAGAAAGTAATATTACCCGGTCAACCGCGTTCTGTTTATATATTTAAAGAATCAGAACTTGAAAATTTAAAAAATGCCAAGTTGAAAAAAATTATTAATATTTTTGAAGAAATTACTTGATAAGCTGTCAAGTAATTGTTATATTATATATAGTAATTAAAAACATTATTAAACAAAACAAAAGGGTAATAAAATGAAACATGCAATAGTATTAACAACGGTAGTCGCCGGCAAGGTCACGACGTCAATAGAAGATAAGTTCAATACTTTTGAAGAAGCGCAAAAGGACTTACGTAATACATTGGATATTTATTATAATCCTGAGCAATTTCACAGGGGTTATGAGGAGGAGGAAGCAATACCCGGCTGGTATGACGCCGACGGCGACCTCCTTATTACGGACGCTGACATCAATTCCGATAATTTCCGTTCCTTCTCCCTAAAAAACAAAACGTGGGAAATAATGGAATGCCTCTACACCGTTATTGTCGATAAGGTGACTGTTCCACAACACCGCTATACTGGAGAAGCCAACCAGGAGGTGTCCTATCTTAATGAACAAGACAGCTTCGTTTCTGAGGAAGAGGCCCGCGAATATATTTCCCAACATGAACCTTCAATCGATTGTGAAGGGTATTTTTGGTACCTTAAAAAGGGCGACGAGACAGTAGAGCAAGATGCCGTTTGGTTTTAACATGGAAATAATAAAGGGCTTAAGGAAGGCCGCTAAGGTCTTGGGGGTATCTCGACAATACGTTCACGAATTGGTTAGAGAGGATACCCCGACCGGAAGGACATTCTGTCGCTATACACAAGTGTGGAGGGAATACGAACCCCTCCTTGGTAAGGAGGTTTTTGTTTTCGAGCTAAAGGGATTGCTTGAGTTTAAACGAATATTTATTTCAAAAAAAGATAAATGAGGGACAAAATGTATAATTCGGAAAACGGATGCAAAAGCATCTACGAAACATATTACGCCGAAAAATTGGCGGAAGGGAAGGGGGTAGGCGTTAAAAACACGTTCACCCGCGTACGTTTGTCACAGAAGGGTATTATTATCGGACTATGGGCAAGCAGGCCGTTCGGTTGGGAGGATTGGCAGGTATTCCGAAAAATGGACGAGTGTTCATTTGACGTCGTTTACAATAAGACCACTGATAAGATAATAGTAACAGAGAGGGGCAAGGGTTCCGTTACTGATATTATTCGGCGGAAGTGGAATCTACGTTTCCCAAATGGGCAAGGCGAGTGTGTCAGCTTATTGGAGATGCGTCAGGGCATCGAAGTAACACAAGATGCCGACAACGGACATCCAGCAGAAAACGAATGTACCAGTAGGCGGGTAGAGGAAACCGTCTTCTCTATGGGCGGGGTTAAATACCTCTGGTATTGGGGCGGTGGACGTTCTAAGTACGGGGAAGTGAGATATTCGAAAAACTATAAGGGGTGGGAGTATTTCCCAAAATTTGGAGTCTGTAAACTAGATTGTGTAAATGGGGCAACTCTTGGAAGGGTTTCAACGAACAGTAATTAGAAACGCATTTGAACGAGGTTAAACACGTTTTATGTAGCAATAGATATGCCAGCTACTATATAATATTGAGCGAAATAAAACACAGTGAAAAAATAAATTACAGAATAAAACACACACCTCAAATTGCATTGTTTCTTATTGCTTCTCATTCTTTGAGATGGTTGAAACTAAATAAACGTGTGTTTTAATTCAGAAAAAAATAAAAAACACTTGACAATCGACAAGCAATGTAGTAAGTTACAATTAGTTAATAAAAGCAGTAATTAATAAGTTCAAAGAAGAAGTAACGAAGCGGGAAACGAATAAAATACAGCTTGAAAGTGTTTTTTATTAAGTAAAGGAGATTTCAAATGAAACTATATGAAGTTGACCCGAATAACCTGCCGGTTGGTAAAGTTTTAGCTTGGAATGGGAAAGAGCTTTTAACTGGTTATCTTCAAAAAGATCCGCCGGGGGGTAATGAAGGGATAATAGTATGTAGAGAATGTGAAGTATCCTTATCCAAAGGACGGGGAGTATTGTTATTGGCAAACGTTACTCACTATGCTTTGGTGTCCGAAATCGAGGCAGAGTTTAAGAGGGAAGCTAACAAGTATTATTATAAAGCAACAGGCGAAAAATGCCCAGCTATAGACAGAGATTGGGATATAGGGTCTTTAACTTGCGAAAATAAATGCCGCCATGAGCAGATAAATATCAATGAAAACTGGATTATCTGCCCTGCCCTAAACAAGTACAAAGCAGAACAAAATTTAGTTAATAAAACCAATAAATAACAAGCATAAAGGAGAGAATCATGTTTTGTTTGAAATTCAAAAAAGCAGACGTTGAAGGGTACTTGTCCAAAGCAAGGGAAAACAAACGAGTAGTAGCAGAATCAAGCGACTCCGTTGTAATTGAACCGGCGCTAACAGATCAGGACAAGGCAAAGCTGGCCCGGAAAGAATTAACCATAGATGAAATACGTAGCAATATTGACTCATACTTAAACTAAAGAGGAAGAAATGCCGGGAAAGAACACCATTAGCATAGTAAAAAACAAAAGAACTACACTATACTTATCCAATGGTTTAGAGGTTTACGATTGCGCAACATCCCAGTACCTTAAAGCAAGGAAGACGAAACCGGTAGAGAAGAAGAGAGATAAGAGAGAAACATTTGATTTAGAAATATTGGAATTAAGGACATGAAAATAAAACATGAACATAACCAGTCCTGCCCATTTGGGCAACAAATAGAGGGAGTCCCGATTGTAGTTAATTCGGCTGCCTGCCATAATTGCGAACACTTATACAGCGTAAGTAACAATGAAGTTGACTGCCGGTATGAAGAAGATGAAGAAGGAAATCAAGAGGTAAAAGATGAAGCAAGGACTTGGTAAATTCAATAATTATACTGAATCCAGATTTAGGAACAAAAGAATTTTAGTTGGAGGCGGTAACTGGTTTAGGATAGTTATTATACAGTACTTGAAAAAGTTAGGTGAACAGCCATGTGTAAGTGAATCTGTTATTAAAAATCACATTGTTAAAAGTGAAATAAAGCTATCAAAAGAAACATTTCATCACATCGTATTATGCGCAATGATGGAAATGAGTAAAGAGGAAAGGGAATTATTTATTGAAGATATTAAATATCTTGAAAAAGTAATCAAAGTGGAGGAGAATAGAAAGTCCAGGGAGGTAAAAAGTGAAAGCTAAAAAGTATTATAACTGTACCAGAGTCTTTATGGATTTAGCTATAATTTGGTGGTGTGTGGAAACAATTTTCTTCCAAATCCGTGACGGTTGGCATTGGGACGCATTATGCCATGCAGAGCAAGTATGTGATAATGTGGTTAACATATTAATAGTTATCGATATTTTGTGTTTTATCCGCATTAGGGACTTAATCGAAGAATAAATAAAGCGAAAACATGATTAATGCAAAGTTTCTAAGTACTTATGATACAACAAGAGATTATGCACAGTATGAAGTAGAATATCCAGAACATAGAGAGATTGATGCTGAAAAATGGAAGGGCATGTTTTCGGAAATTTTAAAATCAGAATAAAGGAGTAATCAAAATGAGAACTTATACGAAAATAGAATTACAGGAAATCTTAGAAAAACATAAATTATGGCTTGACGGCAAGGTAGGCGGGGAACGAGCCAACTTGAGCTTTGCTAACTTGCGCTTTGCTGACTTGCGCTCTGCTGACTTGCGCTTTGCCAACTTGCGCTTTGCTAACTTGCGCTTTGCTAACTTGCGCTCTGCCAACTTGAGCTCTGCTAACTTGAGCTCTGCTAACTTGAGCGTTGCTGACTTGCGCTTTGCCAACTTGAGCTCTGCCAACTTGAGCTCTGCTAACTTGAGCTCTGCTAACTTGCGCTTTGCTGACTTGAGCTTTGCTAACTTGAGCTCTGCTAACTTGAGCTCTGCCAACACAGATAAGAGATATATCACTATCTCTTGTGTTGGAAGTTGGAAAGATATGACCACTTATTGTTTTGAAGACAATATAATATGGTGCGAAGGCTTTCAGGGAACTCTTAAAGAATTCGAGGGGAAAGTAAATAAAACTCACAAGGATAATCCCCAGTACTTGGCTGAATATATGGGCTTCATTAATTATTTAAAAATGTTAGGAGCCGCAAAGTGAAAACGGAATACCCGGAAGGTTGGTTGCTTGATGGATTGAATAAGCAATATGAGGAGAATGATGAAAACGGTTAATTTATTTGGCAAAGTCCATGATGTCGCCGCCGACCTCGTTAAGATATTTACAATTATTATCAGCTAATTAATAAATCAAAGGAGAGAGTTCAAAATGGCAAAAGCAATTGAAGTAAATAGTTGTTTGGAATGTCTCATTGAGAGGAATAAACCATGTGATATGGATGCCGCTATGGTGTTTTTTGGCACTGACTACAAAAACCCCATTCACCCAAGATGCCCTTTGCCTAATAAAATGGAGCTTCCGAGCAAAGAAGAGATAAATAAAATCATAGATGATTTTTGTTGCAAAAACGACTGGGAAGGCAAGGATAAAAGGTTAGTCAGCCTCGGCTTTGATAAGGCGATTGAACGGCTTAAACCAAAGGATGGGGATAGGGGAACCTATGAAATGTAAAGTATGTGGTAAAGAAGCAAGGCGGGTCTATTGTTCTCCCGCTTGCCAAAAATTAGCGAAGTTCAAACGAGAGTCAGCGCGAGAATCCTCCCGATATGAGAAGCAAAAGGAAAAATATGAAGGACTGAAATGTGAGCGGTGTGGCAATACCGGATTCATATACCCCGATGCAGAAGGGCGTTCTCTTTACTGTCATTTTCCACACCAGAACGGGCATGTGTGTTGTTGGCATCCGGCCGAGTATAAGATTTCTAATCAACCAAGCAGGAAGGTGGCATGAAACACGCTTCCTTGTTTACCGGGATTGGCGGGTTTGATTATGCCGCTGAGCAAGCCGGTATAAAAAACATATTCAGCGTTGAGATAGACGATTTTCGTAATAAAAGATTGGAGAAAAAATGAAAATCTTGGCAATAGACCCCGGAACTAAATCAAGCGCTTATGTTATATATGATACATCGAACAATAAAATCCTCTGTTTCAATAAAGCAGATAATGACAGATTGCTGAACCTAACAAATACATTACCGGACATTGTGCTTATTGAAATGGTTGCCTGTTATGGCATGCCTGTCGGCAAGGAAGTCTTCGACACGGCAGTATGGGTCGGGAGGTATATGCAGGCGTTTCATCTTGCCAATCCGATACTAATTTACCGAAAAGACGTGAAGTTGCATCACTGCAATACCATGCGGGCTAAAGACGGCAACATCATTCAGGCTTTAAAAGACAAATACGGAGATAAGGGAACAAAGAAAAATCCCGGTTTTTTTTACGGATTTTCCGCAGACGTATGGCAGGCGTTCGCTATTGCCTCTTACTGGGCCGAAACAAACAAAATAAAATAAAAGGAATAAAATAATATGTCAAAAAGCAAGATAGAATGGACTAACAGGGTCTGGAACCCTGTTACGGGATGTACTAAAATAAGTACAGGTTGCAAAAATTGTTACGCGGAGGAATTACACAATAAGCGGCATAAAGCATATTGGGAAGGGAAATTACAGGGTCTTCCGCAGTATGCACGGCCTTTCAGCAGGGTGCAATTGCATCCAGAAAGATTAGGGCAACCTTTACATTGGAAAAAACCGCAAAAGGTTTTTGTTAATAGCATGAGCGACTTGTTCCATAAAGATGTTCCGTTTGAATTTATTGAAGAAGTATGGGATGCAATGTTCGATTGTTCTTTTGCCAAAAAAGGCTTCCGAACAAGACATATTTTCCAGATACTCACAAAAAGGCCAGAAAGAGCTATTGAGTTTTATCAATACATGGAAGCGCATAACCTGAAGTCCAATTATAATAATATTTGGTTTGGGGTAACAGTCGAAAACCAAGAGCAGGCAGATAAGCGTATTCCGTTGCTTTTACAGATACCGGCAGCCGTAAGATTTATTTCAGTAGAGCCGATGTTAGGCCCGATAAAGTTAATTTCATCGGGCACTTTTATTGACCATAATTATATGACCGGAGAAGTAAGGCATAAAATGCTAAAAACAAATGATGATATTATATCAATAGAAAAGCAAAAAATCGATTGGGTAATCTGTGGTGGCGAAAGTGGAAAAAACGCCCGTCCAATGCATCCTGACTGGGTACGAAGCTTAAGGGATCAATGTAAGGCTGCTGACGTGCCGTTTTTCTTTAAGCAATGGGGGAAATATAAAATCCTTTATGAAAGGAGCAACCCTCCAGAATTTACATTTGAAAGAGAATATTTCAGATATAACAGGATAAATATATCTGGAGGGCAAGACTCCCACGGGGGGAATTTATGTTATTACAAAAAAGTCGGCAAAAGAAATTCCGGTTGCCTGGTTGACGGCGTAGAATATAAAGAATTCCCCAAAACTTAAAAGGTGATAAAATGATAAAGAAATATAAAATAGGTAAATTTGATTTGGATATAAAAACCATGGAATTTGAAAGAGAAACCGGTTCAATGTTATTCTCCAAAAACGGAAGAAGAGTTGTTAAAATTTGCGAATTGGAAAGTTATTACGATACTCCCGAATTAGCCAAAGAGGCATTAATAAAGAGAGAACAAATTAAATTGGATTATGCGAAAGAAGAAGTAGCCAGACATGAGAAAAGCTTAGAACTCGTTAAATCAATCGACCTTAAACAGTCTGGTCGACGGTAAGGAGCATAAGGAATTTCCTAGCAGAATTGCAAAAGGGTAATTATGATACGGTTTGAGCAAAACGACCCCAAAAAGATGCCTGATAGTGGTAATTTACCCTTCTTAAAAAAAAAGAATGACCCCTTAGAAGAATACCAAAACGTAACTAAGGACATTATTAAAAACAAAGCCATTGAGAGAATAGCAAAGGAACTTGTAAAATATTCCGATTTCCCATTTTCAAACAAAAAAAGTGAAAAACTGATTAATTGGCAAATAATAACAGAAGAAATCAGAAAATCGTATATAGACTTGATACGTTACATCTATGATTTAGCCGAGCTTAATTTCTTCATACACCCAGAAGAAGTCCATTTTCATTGGGTTATGGAGAGGAGAAAAGAAGGTTGGTCTCATGGTTTTGGTTTCGATATTACACATAAAAGAACTTATACGATGGGTTTGTACAAACACCTACCTCAAAATATAAAGATAGGGTATTTCGTATTGATAGAAAAAATTAAGGAGATAAAATGGTTAATGAACGGTTAATGGAGATTTATTCCCTTCCAAATACAATATTAGCGAAATTATACGATGAGATATATCCGTCAAATTATGATGGTAGAATTACTCCTGAACACTTGAAAGCTGCTGCAATGAAAATGCTAATTGACCGTCTTAAGGGAAGTGAATCTGTAAAAGATTACTTGCTCATTGAGTCCAAACTTCCAAAAGAAGAATTTCCCGATAACAATAGAGAAGGAGACATACAGGAATTATGCAAGCAGGTAATGAATAGTTCGCTTGTAAAGGTTCCTTTAGAGGGCGGATGTGAGGAAATTTATTGCCCTTTATGTCAGATTGAGGCCGATTGTTACTGTGATAGCATGGAGGATTTTCCCCATGCCACGAATTGCGCTTATAATATCGCTAAAGATTTAATGACAGGAATTAAAATAAAGGAATAATTCATGAAAGCAATAAAGGAATTCCCAAATGAAATTCATATACTATGTTGAAGAATATATGGGGGGCATAAGCGTTGAAGCAAGAAGCCAAAAGGCGGCCGACCGTATAATTAGGAAATTAGGGCTGCATGTATTTGCAGTACATTGGAGAAAAATCTAAAAGGGAAAACATTAAAAGAAGTCGAGCAGGCATTGCGAGAATATATTAAGAGAAAAAATACTAAATGTGATTATTATTATGATGGTAATGGAGTAAGAGACGGGACATCATAATATTCCCCGGTAAAAACTGAAAAAAAATAGACAAAAGTAAAAATAGCGAATTAATAAATTAACGCCTGAACAATCAGGCGTTTTTTAATGCAAAAAATTCAATTAGATAAAGAATTCTCGCCAGGGCAACAAGAAGAAAACCCGAACGAATTGATAGATACGATAAAAAAACAAAATCAGGAAGCTTTTGACAGGGTGCAGAAAGAAGGTTTTGAAATTAACCTAGCAATGGCTCAAGAATTGCTTGCCCACATCAGGGATATTGACGGGCCTATATACGATTACGCAGGCGGACACCGGTACATTAACCTTGAAACTGAACCTATTCCCTATAGTCTGCTACGCAGGGCAGGAGATACAGAACCCGGAAGGCTTATCAAGAACAAAAGAAGATTAGATTTTGCGCAATGGGGAGTTGCACCTTCAGGCGGACGGAAAAGAGGGGCAATATTTAAGTTTTCAAATCCTGATTTTCAACCAACAAAAGAAGAAAAAACTCTTTTAAGTTTATGGCAAGAAAAGTTGTTATCCTCCTTTTTTTATCCCCCAAACGATACAAGCCCGAACTTTGCAAAATTTATTGGTGCGGCTTATGAGGATTACTTTGATCTCGACGACATAACCGTTGAAATAAGAACAGATGGTTTTGATAATCCGGTTGCAATTCACTTACAAGACCCGGTACTTTTTAAGCCGGTTGTTAAGAGACAAAGATATACTAATCATATAATCGGTTCAGATACTCAAGAACTAATCAATGAGCTAGAAAGTATTGTAGGCAAAGGGGTAAAGGAAGAAGCACCGATAGAGCCAGATTATTTGCTGGTTTATCAGAACATAAAACTCGCCGGTGTTACCAGGGATAAAGTAATGAAGTCTCATTTCTTCTTACGTTCAGATCATAAATTTGCGAATAGGGGATATAGCATTGCAGAACAGGCAGTAAGAATGATTACCTACATAACCAATGCTCTTAAGATGAACGCCAGCAACTTTATGAACTCCCGATTGCCTTTAGGTGTATTCGCATTTACTGGGGGAGGGGTTAACCAGTTAGCATTAGAAGCCCTAAAAAAAACTATGTATGCTTATCAAAATGGTTCAACCAACCAGAATAGGATTCCTATGATAAGCCTTAATGCCGAAAAAGGTGATCTGAAATGGGTAAGTGCAAGGGGGAGCAGCCGGGATATGGAATACCATCAATTTATGACATTGTTGTTTTCTATTTTCTGTCAATTATCCGGTACAGACCCAAGGGAAGTAACTTTAGGTAGTTACGGCGATGCAGTAGGGGCAAAGAGCTTATTTCAGGAGTCAACGGATGGCGTTGTAAAAGAATCTAAGGATTTAGGGGCAAAGGTATTTCTTCAATACTTAGCCGACAGTCTTAACGCACCCAATAAAGACGGGGCAAACATATTTAAACGAGTTACCGGACTTGATCTAATGTTATCCTTTGAAGGCTTTGAAATTGAAGACCGGAAAGCGAAGGTTGAAATTGATGCAAAGCTATTAGCAACTACAAAAAGTTTTAATGATCTATTGGCCGAAGAGGATAAAGAGAAGCAAGAACTTTTGTTGGGTGATATTAATGTTTACGATTTACCAGGCTTTACCAATCAGCAGATTTACCAAACAGTTCTATTTAACGCGCAACAAAAGGCGCAACAGGAACAGATGCAACAGCAAACGCAATCCGGCGGCCCAGCTGCTCCACAGCAAGGGAATGAGCAAGGCGAGCGGAATGGCGGCCAATTAACCGACAAGGATAAGGAATTATTGAGATTGTACGGCAACGATGCTGATATGGAAGGAGATTTAAGATCGGAGTATGAAAATTTAAGCAAAACGAATAAGGAGGAATAGGGGTAAATGGGTAATGGATGTCCTGATAACAACAAAGATTGCTATTTCTTAAAAGACAAAGAGGAAATTACAAAGCAATTACAGGAAGTCTTGAAAAGGATGGAAAATGTTGATTGCGATGTAACGTTAAAGAATGGTACAACAAAAGTCGTTAAGCAGAGCGAGGCTATCGTTTTGACGTGGGAAAATCAAATTGAGATATTTAAGCAAATTGAGCAGATAAACCAACGCACACAGATACTGGAAGATGTGCACCTGCTGGTAGAGTACAGTAAAAAAATAGGCAAAATTCTATCTCCGGTATTCAGGATATTAAAAATAATAGCCATAACGGGCATAATCTTTTTTGCTCTTTATTTGTTGGTAGCCGGACGGATTAAGATAGAGGATATTATGTCAAACATTTTCGGGTTATAGTATGATACCTGCTAATTTAATGAGTAAAGAAGAATATGAAATATATGAAGAGAGAGCCGCAATTTGCGAGTATGACGGCAATATGACCCGGCAAGAAGCGGAAAAAATAGCCACAAAACAAATAATTGACATGAGGTTCAAAAAGAGAAATGATTCAAACGATAGACGGTAAATTACATCACCTTAAGCAGTTGGATTTTATAGAAAGGCATTTGTCAGGGTTATACAACCCTGATGCTTTTTATAATGACTTGCGTGAATTCCTGATTGAAAGTAAAACCATTGATTTGGATACCAAAGAGTATTTAACAATTATGGAAATCGAAAGGATTGATACGTTTATTAAGGATTATTTCTATTTGCGTATTCCCGAAGCTCAAACTTATTTTTTACGTGCTTATGTTATCGGTAGATTGTTTTCAAGGGCTGACCTTCAGGGGGCAGCCGTTACTAATTTATTACAATTAAAGGTTGATAGTCTCCCGAAGTTCATTCGAGATGCAGCCGTTGAATACGATTTGAATATAAGTGAAATAGAGGCTCTTAAAGCGGCAGTTGAGAAAGGGGGGCAGTTTATTACCAATACGACTACAAACACGCAACAGCAAGTAAAGATAGCCCTCACGGAGGCAATAATGCGGAGAGAAGGGGCAAGCGGGGTTGAGAGGCGGTTACGTGAAATGATGGTTGATGATACAGGTGAACTTAACCGGAATCTAAAAAGGGTTGCCATTACAGAAACCAATACAGCCTTTTCAGCTGGTTATCTTTCAACAATGAATGAGGGAGATTATGTAATCGGTATAAGTATGCCGGATTGTTGCCCGTCTTGTGATGATGTTATTAACATGAAAGTTTATAAGGTAACTCAAAATCCTCCGCCGGACTATAGCACATTAACCGGAGAAGATTATAAAAGAGTTGCTAAAACCTGGGAAAGTACTGTATGGGCTGGTAAAACAAATATTGGCCGCAGTATGTCAGTCCGGAAGCGAATTGACAAAACCAAAGGCAACAAAAAGGATAATTTGAGAGAAAAAAAGCATGATGAATATAGTATGCCTTGTATTCCCTTCCACCCAAATTGTCGCTGCCTATTTATTGCTTTCAATCCATTAATGCAATGGGTAGATAATGGGAAGATAAGACTTGCCTTTGAAGATAGGGCAGCCCATAAAAAATGGTATGAACAAAACATATTGGGTATGGGATGAAAATATTAAGTAGAGTACCCGATTTTGAGGGTGGATTTATTACAAAGAGTTTAGAAAACTATCAAATTATTACCCGAGATAATGAAGGACACATTCTTGATTCAATTCCTTATGATATGATTGAGATAGGGGCAGAAACAGATTTAGGCACAATAAAAGATTGCACCGAAGATACCGTAATTATGTCAGATAATCGGGAATTGGACAGGTTAATGGTTAATTCCCATTTACTCAATAAAGCACTTGAAACAGGCAAGATTGAAATAGAGGAACCCGAAGAGCCTTATGTATCAGGAACATTTGAAACTGTTTTGGGAAAAGTTGAAGTTGAAAGAGAACCAGACAGCATAAGAGCGGTTTTGTGTTCCCCTGATAAAGTTGAAGAAGAATTTTTTTACAAGAGCATCGGCAATAAACTCTACACGGCTGAAGTCATTAAACCCTTTATCGGTAATCACCGGATTTTTTGGTATGGCGCCGAGCGAAAAAAAAGAAATCCAAAATTATATAAAGCATTCGGGAATAGCGTAAGAATAACAAACCCGACAGTTTCAACAGGTGGAAACGCGTGGAACAAAAAAGGTGGACAGAAGCCGGGGCACAAGTATCTTGACCGGAAGGAAGTTGCGCCAGGTAAGTATATTTATCTTTATAAATTGCCTGATGGCCGTAAGCAATGGCAAAATGAACAAGGGCAAAACGTTAAACAACCGGAAGAGCAGACAGCCGAGCTGGATATGAATTTTACAAAAGGGGATATTGTAAAATTTAACGGTGAAAATTACGCAGTAAAGGAAGCTGCCGACAATTTACTTGTTCTTTCGGGGGAAGGGAAAAAGCCAATAATAGTTAATAAAACCAATTATTTACAAGAGCAGAAAGACCTACAAAATTTCAGGCAGGGGGATATTGTAAACTTTCAGGGTAAAAGTTCAAGGGTAAAGCTAACCACAAATAACTTTGTTTTGTTGGAGTATGAAGATGGAGGGCATAAGCTTTTCAGAAAAAACGTTGAACTTAGGAAGGTTTCTTCCGGAGAAATGAGAACCCCGGAAACATTTAAGAAATATGGTATAGATAAAAAGGTTGCCGATGTTACAGGGGGTATAGTAACGTCAGATGAATATCTCATGCAAAATCATAACTATAAAAATGACCCTGAGTATAAGTTATTCCTTCAGACTTCACAGGAAACTGGGTTTGGCCGTAAGAACGATTTACGGCAGCAAAAGTTTGTTAAAACTCCCAAAGGGCATATTTCGATTGAAAGACGGTACAATCCCATAAACGATGATATTGAAATAAGTATTGATGGAATTGATAATTATCCTGTTTACATGAACGGAAAGAAATTTATTGCAGTTGATGCAATGGAGGATGGTTACATTGTTAAGGATAAACGGGGGGAATATTTTCATTTGCCATTTGATGAGCTGGAAAAAGAACGGCAAAAAGAGATTGAAGTTCAGGAGAAGAAAAAACTAAAGATTAGTTTTGATGATAAAGGCAATATTGTCAGTTCCAATTGGGTGAAAAAAGATGAAAACCCTGATATGCTGGCGGAGATAAAACAGGCAAATAAAGATAAGGCAGAAGGAAGGCCCAAATTATCAATAAGAAGTAAAGTAAAGACATCTCCGGTACAAACGCAGGAAGAAAAAGACAGGGTTAAACTCGAATACGAAAGAACTATTGCGGAGAAAAAGCAAACACTTGATACACCGGCTTATATTACTTTCAGGCAGGATGCTGAAAATGAGGGTTTTAAGGTTATGCCTGATCTATTCACCGCAGAGCAAACAGCTAAAGTAAATGGCGTTGATTATAAGTTTATGCGGAAATTTGATTATAAAACGAGCGAAGTATTAACCGAACAGATAGCAGGTAAGTATAAACAAGTAGAAATTAACGGTAAAAAGTTTGACATTGAGGGAATAAAAGGGAATAAAGTACTTTACAAAGATTCCGAAGATGATTTCAATAATAGTTTACTTGGTACTTTAGGCGTTTCTTCAATCAAGAGCATTTCCTTAGATGAGCTAAAAAAGATGAACGGCGAAGCTCTTTTTGCAAAGACCGAAGCCAACAAGGGACTTGTAAGCAAAAAAAAGCAAACAAAACAGTTAAGTATCGACTCACAAACCAAAATACCATATTGGACGGAAGTAGTAGAAGCCGATCAGATTACTCCGAGCCATACATACAATAATGGGGAATTCGTTAAAAACAATAATTACTCGATAAAGGCAGCTCAAAACCGAGATTACAATGCTAAAGATATTGAAGTAACAGAGGGGATAAAGAATAAACCTGATTTTGATATGTTGGATGATGTTCACCTGGCAACGTCCGGCGCACCGATTGTTAACAATAATTATGAAGTGTATGGCGGGAACAATAGAAGTATGGGAATTATTGCGCATTATTCTTCCGGCGGGAATAAGTATAAAGAGGATCTAATTAACCATGCAGAAGAATTAGGGTTTAATCCTGATGAAATAAAGGCAATGACCAATCCTATTCTTATTCGCCGCACAGATGTTTCCGCAGAGGAGGCCAATGTTTTAGGCGGGAAAACAAATCAGAGTCTTGCAAAAGAGCAAAGCCTTGATGATACGGCAAGGGCAAAAGTTCAGCAGATTAAGCGGGACGAAAACCTTGTTAACCAAATACATGAATTATTTGCAAAAGTAAAGGATCCCGAAATAGATACTTTCAACAAATATATTGACTCAGATAAAGGCATTGGCGATGAAATATTTAACCTGCTAAGGCGCAAGGGCATTATTAACGCCAACGAGATAAGGAAGTACACCAACAATAACGGTAAACCAAATAAGGAAGTATTAAAAACATTAATGCGAAACTTAATATTTGGCGACACCGGAGAATTTTTTGAAAATAATCTCATTCCTGAAAATACCGTTAAGGCCCTTGATATGTCATTAGGTACGTTAATGGGATTCAATAAGGAACAAAGTTTACAGGAACCGATTAACAGCGCTATTAAAATAATCGGGAAGTATCAGAACTTTAAGGATAAGTACAACAATATTGGTGAATTCCTGAATTCTGATATTGACGTCTTTTCTGGTTCCGCAGAAGTGAACGATAAGGCAAAAGCAATGATTAAGCTATTAACCGAGAGTAAGCCTACTGAAGTGAAAAATAAAATAAATAATTACAGGGCTGATATGGAAAGCACAATGTTTAGTGATGGATTAAGCCCTGAAGAAGCATTTAAAAACAATTTCCAATAATGGGAAACATAAAAAACAAATAAAAGGAGTAGTATTATGTCAGCTAAATATCCTAAATTGTCATCCGATATTCTTAATGCAAGGGATTTTTACAACAATCCAAATTCGTTAGCCGGTCTACTTGCATTGGCAAACCTGCCATTTAATGTAGTTACAGGAAAAGTAACAGCAGGCGCTTCAGGTGCAACAGTAAAAGACAACGTATTCATTTCGCCAACGAAACTTGAGATTAAGGATGTGAATTTCGTTATTGACACAGTTCAGACGGGTACAGGAAATACCCCGAAAGTGCAGCTATTAAACTTAACACAGAGCATAACAATTGCTGAATCAGCCGATATTGCATTAAGTAAAACAATTGGAGACGTTGTTCCTTTAGTGATTGATGCAGATAATGCGGTAATTGCTGAAGGGGATGTACTTCAGTTGGCAATTGTTAACCCGGCAGGCACAATTACAGTAGCTTTGATAGGTAAAGGTCAATTTGCATGGGTATCTGTAGCTTAGTTGTTTAATTTACAAGGCTATCCTAAAAAAGGGTAGCCTATTTTTATAAGGGAAAAAATGAAAAGAGTATTGTTATTATTGGTTTTAATAAGTCCGTTAATTTACGGACAGGAAATATTACAGCGGAACAACGCAAGCGGGATTAATTACTCTTTAATAGAAAAATATACAGCCGTTAAGTTTACCGCAAATGATAATTACACGGTAGGGGCAATTGAGATACAGGCAAAGTACAATAAGCTGATCTTTAACAGTAATCAATGGATTTACGGTAATATTTACGATGATAACGGCAACAAACCGGGTAAACAGATTATCCAGGGCATATCCTCAAAGGTTACGGCCATCCCCAGCGTTTTTTGGCAAGTAAATATGTTAACAAATGCTATTCTTAACAAAAATACAGTTTATTGGTTAGTAATAAGACTTGATTTTGCTTCGCCTGAAAACAGTCTAATATGTAATAGCGACACAATGGGGCAAGGAGCGATAAGCCGTGACGGAATTACTTGGACAGTAAACAAGGTTCAATTAAATGTTATTATTAAAGGCAGGCCCTATAATCCGCCGGTTCAAGGGAACACAGAAGCAAGTCAGGCAACCAAAATTATTTCTCTTTCGGGAGATATGACGAAGGATAATTCCAATAATGTTTTAAGGCTCAAACGTGACCTATACGGGCCATATATTGCAAGCGGTGACTTACTATACCTACAGGATAATAGTCACTCCATTGTTGCAGGAGCAGCTTTTATAGCTGAAATTGATAGTGTAATAAGAATAAAGCTTAACCCGAGAGCGCAAGGCGGTGAAACGGCCTATAAGTTTGATACTAAAGAAGATGTTGCAGGGAATTTATTAGAAATTGCGAAGAAAGGAGTAACAAAGATAAAAGCCGATAGCGCCGGGATAATTGATGCAGGAGGCTTCACAATAAAAGGGGAAAATATTCTTGATTCAATAAAAAGTACGAATGATTCTTTAACAGTAAAATTTAATGAATATGCAAAAACATATGATACTGATACAGCGAAAAGTAATTTAAGGAACGAAATAAACGGGAAGTTCAACAAAGCGGACACATTAGGGTTGAACGCGCAAAAGTTTTCAATGATTGCGGATTCACTTGCAAGAAATAGCCTGGATATTAATACTAATAAGCAATCGGCACTTGATTCAATATATAATCATATAACACGCATTAACGCACAATATGATAGCTTGAAGAGCCATAATTTAAGGCTTTTAGGTCTTATTGACAGCTTGAAAAAGAAAGTAAGTGACACAGATACTTCAGGGCGTTGGCAGCCAAAAGGCGTTTACGCCATTCCGGGGGATACACTTTTAAGTTTGGCATACTTAAAGGCTATGATGAATTATAAGCTCCCGAGTGCCGATACCAATAATTTTAGAGGTTATTCAAACTATTTATATCAAAACAAAGGCATATATCTTGGTTGGGCAGATACTTCGTCAGCTTTAGCTTATGTAAAATTGATGCTGACTTATAAGCTTAGCTCTTCTGATACGAATATTTTTAGGGCGTTTAGTGATGCTAAATACATGGCAAGCGCCGGCACAGTAACCTCCGGCGCAATACCTTATTTCAGCTCTACTACTGGTAAGGCTTTGGGGACAAGTGATATGTATTGGGACGCGGTTAATGGGAGGTTGGGGATTGGGACGAGTAACCCCGAAACTATTTTTGATTTAGAAAGCGATAATTTGCCATTGGTGATTTTTGCTGCCTATGGAGGAACGTCTGTTAAATCCGCCATGCGAATGCGGGCAGCTCGTGGCACTAAGTCCTCTCCGTCGGCGATACAAGTAGATGATTATTTATTCTCATTCACAGCGCAGGGTTATAATGGTACAACTTGGTCGCCTTCAAATAATGTATCCATATATGGGCGCGCCGCAGAAAATTTTACATCTTCGGCAATGGGGGCTTACCTAAGCTTTGAAACATCGCAAATTGGGACTAACACGAGATTGGAACGAATGAGGATTGGGGACTCTGGCAAACTCTCCCTCTACGACAACGCCTCAACCCCAGTAGTACGCTTTTTCGCCGACCCGAATGTGGCGGATGGTGCAAGTGCGGTTGCGTACTCAATGGATACAAAAAACAATCTGCAAACTTCGGGGGCTAAGTTACTCTCTATTAGGAATGGGGGGACGGAGAAGGCGTATGTAAATTATAATGGTTATGCCGTGTTTAACGGCATAGCCTCTTTAAGTGATTTTATTGCATACAACCCAGCATATTTTAGTTCTAATTTTAATGTTAGGAATAAAGCTAACTCCGCATGGCTCTCCTTCGCCACCCGCAACACAACAGGAACCGAAGCAGTTTACGACCTGTCGAATGTGGGGACGATTTCAGCAAGTTCAACTGTTACGGCGGCGCAGTTCTCTTTAAGCGCATTAAATACAGCTCCCGCAAGTTCTACAGCAACCGGGACAACAGGAGAGATAAGAATAGTAGATGGTTTTATTTATGTGTGTGTTTCCGCTAATTCATGGAAACGTGCGGCATTAAGTTCATGGTAATAAATAAATATAAGGAAACAATATGAAAAAAATACTTTGGTTCGTTTTAGTTTTGTTTTCATGTGTGGCAGCACAGGAGAAGAACAATTATTTACTTGTGGATACAACAAATGTAGTACAGGGAATAATCCAGCTTGCCCCAAATTCACAAGCAGATTCAGCTTTTGGAGGATGCAGGGTTTATAAGTTTTCAGGAGATTATAATCCGGCTTATCTTCAGACGAGAACATTTGACGGTACGACTTTAATCGAGATTAAGCCGCCTAAATGGGTACTGACAAAATTCGAGTTTAACAGTAAGTTCACAATGGAGGAGCTGGTAAATATCGAAAATGCAGCGACAACTGATGTTTTGGTAAAAGTATTGATGAATAAGTTCAATATAGCGGAAGAAATAGAGTTGAGAGATCCGGCAGTTATTTATGGCGTAAATACTTTAGTTGAAAAAGAATTATTAACAGCGGAAAGGGCGAAGGAGATACTTAGCCCAAAATAAACAAGGAGTTTTATAAATTGAAAATATTAGCAATAACAACCAAATACATAATCTATTTAGTATTTATTTTATCATTGGTAACAATAGTTACTTACCTGCATGGTTGTGAAGTTGAAACGCCCGTAGTTGGCAATGCAGCGGTATCAATTATATCATTTACTGTAATTGCCGGGATAGTATTTAATATTCTTTGCAAGAGCAGGAGGGAGGGGGAGGGGGCAATTGTTTTTATCGGATTTACAATTGGGGCATTTCTTTTTGTTTTACAGACAATCAGGACAGCATTAAAGTAACTGTAACCCCTTACGAATAGTAAGGGGTTTTTATTTAATTCAAATATTTATTGCGGGGTACGAAAAAACACCGTATATTAAAAACATTAATTAATAATTACATTTATTAACTAATAACCAGCAACATGAATAACGAAAAAAGATGCAGAGAGGAAGATAAACAACGACTACTTGAAATATTGGGGGAGTTATTAGGGCCGATTGAGCATGAGACTATAAAAAAATTATACGATTCAAGCCGAAAGATAAGGGCAGAGATGCACATCAATGCTTTCCCCATAGCGTTGCTTTACAGAATTTCTTTATATAAGAAATTAGATAATGAATATATCGGAGTATCAACGCAAGAAATAGCAGCAAGGGAAGGAATATCACCCCGACGTATGTACAATATAAGGAAAGATTATTTTAAGCATACAAGGCAAAACAAAAATAAATATCAGCAAGGGAGAGAAAAGTAAATGATCCTAACAGGAAAATGCGAAGAACAATTGAACTCAATTCCAGAAGGGAGCATAGATTTTATTTGTTCCGATGTTCCTTATGGATTAACAAACTTAGACCCGTTAAAGTCAATAGAAGATGATTCGGTAAAGGGAAATAGCTTTATGAATAAGGATTGGGATAATATTCCAACAATTGAAGCAAGATTGGAAGCGGGGGTACCTTTAGAACCAACATTATTTGATAATTTATTTCAGGTTGCAGTATGAAAACATGGCAAATTATTCTTTGTGCAATAATTGTTATAGTATTTTGCGGATTAACTTTTTTTATAACAAAAGAAGTTTATGAATATAAAGCCCCAAAACAAAAACAACGAACCGATACATGTTATGTCCCTTATCCTGTACCAGGTGAGCCAAAATATATTAAGGGCCGGATTGATACCGTTAAGGCAGATGCTGTTTTTATAAGTATAACTGATACAATCAGAATACCGCAGGGAACACTTTTAGCAAGCACAGACACAACAGCGAATTTTAACTTAGACGGTGATAGTTTGAGCATTGCTGCCAGCTATACTTTCCCCCCGGCTAATTTCTTCCAAATAGGGATTAAGAGTTACTACCGAAAGAAAATAAATCAAGTTGATACAGTTTTCAGGGAGCAGCCTAAATCATTTTGGAGTAAGTTCCATTTTGGCATAGGGGTAGGGGTAGGATATGAATTCAAAGAGAAAAAAACTTATCCGGGTTTGTTTATTGGAGGATTTTACGAATTATAAAGTTTCGCATGAACTCAAGGCGAAGATCGGCACATAGCGGTTACTCCGATTAAAAACAAAAGGATGCACTCACTCCATTCTTTTTTCACCTCAAGGCTGCCCCATAATAGGGTAGCCTTTTCTTTTCCTAGAAATATAACAATCAACCAAAATACTGAAAAAAAATAGACAATCTTTTAGAATTGCAAATTGTATGTTTCCTTAAGTAAAAAGAAGGATACAATAAAAATTGGAACACTTTTCATTTTTCGCCCCGGCAACATTGATTAAATCGGGGCATAACGGGAAACGAAAAATAAGAGTAGGCGGACTAATCTCATCAGAGGCCAAAGATGCAGATGGTGAAATTGTTGAATCTGGAGGCATTGATTTTAATTACTTTACTTCCGGTTTTGGGAAGATAAAGTTTGAACATGACTCACCCTTGTTAAAAGAACCTGATAATATTATTGGTTTCCCTGATAAACTTATTAGAAAAGGCAAAGACACATTTTTTGAAGGAACTCTTGTTGATTTTGAAGGGGTTCCCGATGGAAGTTTAACCCCGCAGCAGAAAGCTGCAAAGTCAGCTTATGGATTATTGAAAAGTATGGAAGATCATAATGCTGATTCTCCCAGCATTCCCCAGAAAGCAGGTTGGAGCATTGAGGGAGATGTATTAGAGAGGGATAAAGCAACACGCAGAGTAAAAAAATCAATAGTAACAAATGTTGTACTTACAACCAAGCCCGTTAATACAACAACATACGCCACATTAATTAAATCATTAAATACAGGATATGAAGTAAACCCGGCTAATATGTCGGGTATTGCAGTAGCACGAAAAGAGAGTATCGAAGAAGGTAATTTAAAACATAATAAAAATACAAAAGGAGTAAAATGTATGTTTAAGAACAGACAGGAAGCATACGATCATTACCTTGCCAAAGGGATGAGCGAGGAAAAAGCTACCGAAATGGCTAACGTTTGGGAAACCGAAAGCAAAGCCGAAACCGCATTAACAGGGGCTAGAGAATCTTTGCAGAAATCCATCAAAGAAATTGAAGCAATTGAAAAAATCGAATTAGAAGCTTCAAACCCTGAAAAATTACGCAAATCCTTAAAAACCCTACAGGAAGATGAGGAAGCAGATTTGGGTGCTTATCTTGGCGAGAAGCAGCAGACAGATTTTCAGAATGCACAGAACATCGAGCAGCTTGCAAAAAAAGTTGACGGATTAGCAAAATCTTTAAGTTCTTTAGTTGCCGGTATTGATGGACTTTTGCAGTATAACGCTTATTCAAGAACCGCTATGCAGAAATCTATTTCGGCCAACACAGAAATTTCAGCCGTTACCGCTAAAGGTGTTGCTAAACTTGTTGGCGTACAGGCTGGTAAAACAGGCTTAGTTACAGATGGAATTCAGAATATGAATTATACAGATAATAATAAGCCACAACCCCCGGTTTTGAACAGACAAGAAACTTTGACTCTGTTGAAATCGCTTCAGGCAAATAATGAAATAACGGCGGATGATGTTATGAACTATGAACTTACAGGCCGTTTAACTCCGACGCATGAGGCATTGGTAAAATCAAAAGCAACCGGCGTAATAGGTTAGTTAATTAAAGCAAATACTAATTAATTTTAATAATAAAAAGGAAATCACATGAACGACTTTGAATTTGGAATAGCCACTCTCGATGATATTCGGGAGTTGGGGAAATCCTTAGACAGTCTTAGTAAATCGCTTCCTACAGGTTACGCCGTTGATCCTCAACAGATGTTCGACATGGCAGTTTCACGTAGAGAAGACATTGATTCTACTTTGACCTATTTGACGGAACAGGAATCTGTTTCTACATTTTGGAAAGCCACCACCAAAATTAAAGCGAAAAGTACCGTTATTCAGTACAACATCGTTGAAAGCTTAGGCGGCGCAAATTTCTTCCCGGAAGGCGGAGTTCCTGAAGAATATGACGAGTCTTTGAAAAGGGAATTTGAAAATATCCGGTATATTGGGTCATTGGGTAGAATGTCATACCCGGCTCAAATTGTTGACTCCACATTTGATACGCTTGCGGAGATAAAGAAGCTTAAGACAACAGCCATAATTCGTGCGGCAGATTATAAACTGTTTTTTGCCGACTTCAACAACAATCCAATAGAATGGAATGGCGTTTATGCCCAGGTTGCAAAAAAGGCAAAAAACTTCTCTGCTCAAGTAATTGATATGAAGGGGAAAAAATTAACCCCCGAAGCACTTAACAAAACCGGTCAGATTATTCAAGGCAACTATGGTAATCCGGGCAACATTAGAGGTTGGATTTCTCCGCTTGCCTATGCCGATTACGCACAGGATATTCTTGATCGTAAGATTGCTGTTATCATGGGTCAGAAAATCACTGATATTACTTCTATACCGCAGACTTTCGGTTTCGGTGAAGTAAAAGGCTCATTCCTTACAAACTTGCACTTAAGATATAAGGGGCAGACTCACATTGAGGACTTACACCCAAAATTGAATAAAGCAAGAACAGCTTTTGCTCCTACCACTAATAAACCTGCTGCGAAATTAGATGCTAATACAGCGACCTGTACAGTTGAGGCATTAACAGGAAGTTCATTAGCGGCTGAAACCTACGATTATTGCTTCTTAGCAGGCAATATGTTCGGCGTTAGCGCTGGATTTGAAGTGAAGGGTGTTGTTGTTAATGCTGTAAATAAAAAGGTTACATTCTCATTTTCTGATAATGGTTCATTGCCAGGGCAGGAAATGCTTTTCGTAGAAGTTTACAGAAAACTTTCAAGCTCTACAGGAATTTCGGACTATAGATATATGAAAACTATTGCTCTATCTGACACAACAAAATGTGATGATGGAACAAAAATTCCCGGCACAACAATGGGCTTCTTCTTTGATTGGGATCCGCAGGTTTACCATTTCAGACAGTTGTTACCGTTAATGTATGATCCGCTTGCAAAAGTTGATGACTCTGTAAGATGGATGCAGAAACTTTACGGAACACCGCTCGTTAAGAATCCAAACAAAATTGTGATTATCGACAATATTGGTACTATACCAAACTAAGTTCTATTTAAGTTCTTATAAGGCAAGGGGTATATATCCTTTGCCTTTTATTTACACATATCAAAGAGGCAAAAATGTTTATTAAAAATTTATTATTCGTAGGCAAAACCGCAATTGTATCAAAGGACATTTCGGAAGACGGAAAGTTAAAATTTGATGCTGAAGGAGTTGCTGAAGTTTCAGATGAAGCCGGAAAACAATTATGTCTACTTCCAGGCTTTGAGGAAGATACAAAGGTTCGGTTAACCGCAAGTGAAATTAAAAAAGCAGAAAAAGAGAAAGAAAAAGCAGAAGCAGAAGCAAAGGCAGAAGCCGATGCTGAAAAAGTGAAGAAAGTCAAATAATCCCAAAGTTCGCAGAACAGAGGGGCAAAATATAATAAATAAAAGGTAAGGAAAAATGAAAGACAAAAAAGCAGTAATCGGCTTCAGTGTTGCCTTGTTTTGCTTTATTGCATACATGGTAGCGCAATATATTCTGGGCATCCAGATTAATCAGACTGTTGCAGAAGCAGTGTTCCAAATCGTTGGAATCATAGGCGGATTTTTCGGAATATATGGTATCCGCGAACAAATTGGGAAGTATCAAGCTAATGTGCCTGATGTTCCCAAAACATCAAAAACAATGTGGGGCTTTGGTATAGGCCTATTTGTATTTGCCGTGCGGAATATACTTGAAAATGCATTCGGTATTGTAATCCCTCCCGGTACATGGGACATTGTCACACAGGTAATCGTTTACGGGGCCGGGCTATTTGGAGTTTACGGGGTTCAGGATGCAATTAAAAATATAACCTATAATAAAAGCTAAAGAAATGAAGAAATTCAAAAAAGGTATTTCGATTTCCGTTCCCCTCGACCAAGTTATTGTCGAGGGGAATGTTATTTTATTGACGATTTACGGTGAAGATGGAAATCCCATAAATGATAATGAGAATTATCCTATTGTAAATAAACAACTCACTTACGATAGTATAACAAAAAAATATTTAGTCGAATTAACCATAAATGCAAATACCCCCGAGCAGTATTTACGTTTATATTTTGATTCGATAAATGTTGACATTGCGCCCGAATATCAGCCGGAAGATGCTTGTCTTATCGACAATACTGTAGTTCTTCAGGAGCTCGTGCCGGTTCAATATTTTATTGACAACATTATAAATGTTGACAGTAAAATGGATATTGCTTACAGAAAAGGGTTTATTCAGTATATCAATAATAACAGAACAGCTATAAGAGATTATTTGTTTGCAGCACAAAGCCAGCTTGAAACAGAAACACAGGTGTATTTCACAGAGAGAGAAGTTACAGACGAAAAGAGAGACTATTATTTTGATTCCTTCCGCTCTAATCTTTGGTATTACAAAACAAGATACAACCCATTAACAGAGTTTATAAGCTTTAAGCTTAAATTTGGAGAGAATGAGTTAATTCAGATCAGTAAAGAATTTTTTGTTGTGGATAAAGATGCTGGTACAATTGAGTTTCTTCCTTCGGCTTCAGGGAACACATCAAGTCTTTACACTTTCCTACTTACCAATATGACGGGGTTATCTTACAATATACTATCAGGCGGAATTCTTGACAGAGTTCCTTGTCTATTTCATGTCCATTACAAAACAGGCATTATTCATTCAGGCAGTGACCCAGTAGAGAAAAATGCCGTAAGGTTGGCCGTCGCACAAAGAGCTCTAGTTCAGTTATTGCCCCTTGTAGATCAAGCAATGAGAAGCGCAAGCATAACAGAAGGGCTGGACGGCGTAAGTACATCGTATAACTTTAATCCAGAGAAGGTAATTAATTTCTATAAAGAAGAAGAAGCTAAATTCATTAAAAACATTAAACAAAAGTATTCACAAAATATTCACATGGTAATTGTATAATGAAGGCAAAATTATTCGGCAGGGACACCACAGTTTTTGGGAAGAGTATTGGACAATTTATAAATAATCCGGAATATAACCTTGAGGGAGAGCCAAAGCGTTGGCACAAAAAGGAATTGGGAGAGAAGAAGGGTGAATTCGGTACAATTTGGGAAGAATACAAAGGGAAGCCGAAAGAGGCAATTCAGCATTTAATAAAGGTCAAAGAAGGTGAAGTACCAGGGGCATTACATCATAAAGATATTGGGGCAATTGATCTTGTTTGGGGCAAAGAGGGTACGGGGCATAGTGATGGATTCGGACTATCAAAAATTGCAAAATATCATCCTGAAGTTCTTGAGAATTTACAAGAAATTTTAGATGAGATGGAAGTCAAGGTCAGGAAGGACAGTAGAGTAAAATTAGAATCCCATTCACATGAAGCTTCCGTAAGCTTAAATTGGTTAGGGAAAGAAAAAACGTGGTTATTGACTGAATATAAAAAAGCCGGAAGGACGATGAACGTTTCCGGCGACTTCTTAAAAGAAGTTGGTGAGACGACTCCCTCACCCAATATCGGAAACAAAAATAAAGAAACCTTGTCGAAAAGTCAAGTTAAATCATATAAATTATTTGGCAAATTAATTAATCTCGATGATAAGTTGAAAGAGGGGAAAGAATTTCCTTTGCAGGGAGAGCTTAACTTTCAGGGCTTGAAAATAGTAATTGAGAACCGGAAAGGCAGTGTAAGGAAAGGCGTTGACAATGACGGCGAGGAATGGCGGACGCTAATGTTTTACCCTTACGGCTATATTAAGGGGAATAACGAGGGGGTAGATGGAGATAAAGTCGATGTTTATATCGGCCCGAACAAAGAAAGCCGGAAAGTATTTGTTATTCACCAAAAGGATCCTGAAACTGGCAAGTATGATGAAGATAAATGTATGTTAGGCTTTAATGATGAACGACAGGCCAGAGATGCTTATTTGGCTCATTATGATGATTACCGTTTTTTAGGTGATATTGTTGAAATGGACATTGACGAGTTTAAGCAGAAATTGAAAATATACAAGGGGAAAATGATTAAATCCCTTAAGTCGGAAGGCGGCAGGTTTATTACAGAAAATGAATTGTTAGCTCATAGATTCCCCATTAATTCAAAGGTTAGTTTTCATGGAGAAATATGGGTAGTAAAAGGTCATGGCAAATGGGGATGTTATCTTCAGTCAGAAGACGGGATTAGAACAATAAAAGGGCAGATTAATTATAAAGATTTAGAATTAATTGAACCGCTCAAAAAAGGTAAAGTTAAGGAGTATCTTTTTGAGAAGGATTCTAAACCTGTAATTGCTATTGATTTTGATGGAGTACTTCACAAATACAGCAAAGGGTATGGAGATGGTTCTTTATATGATAAATCGATGGAGGGAGTTTCGGAGGCTCTTAAGCAATTAAGTAAACAGTATGATATTGTTATTTTCACAACAAGAGAGAATACAGGGATGCCCCCTGAAATGGGAATCGAAAAGGACGAAAACACAGTATGGGGATGGTTAATAAAGAATAAACTTGATAATTATATTTATGATATAACCAACAAGAAACCGGTTGAAGCAAAGCTATTTATTGATGATAGAGCTTTAGAGTTTAAAAATTGGAATGATGCTCTTGATAAAGTAGAAGATAAAATAAAAAAATCTATAAATTCCTCAACATTAGAAGAAGCTACAGAATACGAAGCCGAACACGAGGATTTATACCAGGAACTTAGCCGGAGATTAAAAGAAGACGGCTCAAAAATGCCAATGTCGGAAGATGAATTTTTTGAATGGATTGCTACAGAGCATTTAGGAGAGAACCCTAATTATTACAGTCTGTTAAAAAAATATGTTGAAGTAAAGAAATCGAAGGGTAACAGCTTCTTAGGACGTATCCTAAATTTATTCAAGGGTACAAAGATTAAAGATTTAATGCAGCTTGATTTATTCGGGCAGGCACACGCAGAGGGAGATTCCTTTTCAAAGGACGGTAAACAGTACCAGGTAAAGCGAGGGGCTAACGGGGCAGTAAGAGTTCATAGAGTTGACAGTCAGCTTGATTTATTTGGGAAGAATTCGGGCAAGGTAGAGGATAAGCCCAAACCGAAGCTTACGCTTAAAACCAAAACAGCCAAAAAAAATAATGATGAACAACTTAATATGTTTCCCGGGGCAAAACAAGAAGCAAAACCCAAGCAAAATAACCCCGAACAATTGGATATTTTCAATGATAAATCGGAAGGGGTAAAGCCGAGTTCAACCCCTTCAGCAGAAGCTATTCCTTCCATCAAGATAATTGACAAACAATCGGATAAGAAAATAAAAGCTAACCTTGCAAGTGATAAAAAGTTTGAAATATTAGCTACAAGCAAAAAAGGAGCTAAATTAATAACAGATGGGGAAAAAGTTACGTGGATAATGCCAAAACAAATGCGTTCTGATGGAACTTTTACGGAGGGAGCGCTAAAAGCACTTGATGAAAGTACAAAAACATACCAAGATTACGTTGAAGAGCAAAAAGAAAGAGCAAACCCAAATCAAGAAATTAAACCGATCAAGGAGACAGATAATGCAATAGCGATAATAGCTTATTCTAATTATTATAATCATGTAATAGAGGATAATACAGCTCAAGTAACGTTATTGTGGGTTCCAAAAAAAATAATTAATGAACGTGGGGAAGCTCCCAAATGGTTTTTAAAGAAAAAATTGGATGAATTACAAAATCAGGATGGGCATGGATTTCATATTTTCGAGATTTCCGATATTAATATAGGGGACATCATAGAGAATGATGGTAGGAAATCGGAAATAATGGGGATTACAACCCAAACCGTGAACTTGAAAGTAATTAATAGCGAGGGGAAAGACTTGGAATATCACTTAAGTGCAAAGGATTTTTTTGGGCAATTAGGACGCGGGATAATAAAAAAAATCAAAGAGGGGCAACTAAATTTATACCCTCCAATGGAGGATAAACAATCGGACAATAAGAGCGACAAAAAAGAAGAGAAACCCGATGCAAATGGCAAAGAGTTTGAGGACATAAAACCGGGGTCAAAAACAAAGTACGGTGTATTTGTTGATGAAACAAACCTAATAGGAATAAGAGCCAAAGCAGTACAAGTAATGACAAGAGCAGAGCTTGACGAGGCTACAGAGAATGGTATGAATTGGGATGATGCAAATTCTATTGCAGGTTTTATTGAAACAAAACAAAAAGGAACACAGGTAATTGAAAAGGGTCCTAAATCAGAAAATAAAGAAGATGATTCAATAGTTGATGTTACCGGGAAATCAGAGGATATACCGAAAGAGGAAGCCAGCGACAATAAAGAGGGAAAAGTTTTGTCATTCCATGATTTTGTAAATGAATTGATTGAAAATGATAAATTGGAAAGACCTTCTTTGGCTGATAAAATGAAAACCGTTTACGAGACAGGAAACTCTATAGATGGTTATTCATATAATGGTTTAGTCCAAAATTATATTGATAATTATCTTGATTACCAAGACATATCGAAAGAAGATTACTCAAAGTATGCTGATGAAGCAAGAAACAGCCAACCAAAAAGCAAAGCAGCCGAAAATCCTTTAATGGAACTTCAGGAAATGAAGCATACTAAAACGGGGGCACAGTTATTTGTTGTAAGCCTTAAGAAGTTAGTGGGCCGGGGTGAATATATGACTTACAACAACAAAGCCAAGAGTATGGGCGGATGGTATTCGAGCTTTAAGGGAGACGGGGCAATTCCTGGGTTTATGTTTAAGGATAAGAAAACCGCAGAGGCATTTATTGAAAACTTTACTCCAAAAGGTTCAACAGAACCCGAACACCACACAGGCGACACGAAAACCGAAAACGGGCATACCTACCAGCTCAACGAAAATCACCGTTGGGAGCGGGTAGATGAAGAAAATAATTTGACAAATCCAACTGAAATTAATAATTTAGAACCAACTACTCTAAGAGGCAATGATGGACAAGCAGATCAAAGAGGCAATAAACAACCCGATAGCGGAACTGATAGAACGAGTATTGAGGGAGGAAAGCCTGATGCGGCAAACGCAGAACAACCAACAGCATCAGCAAGCGAGGACGATTCTAAGCAACCAAATGAAGGAGGATTATCAAATCCTGTCAGTAGCTCTGATGAGAATAGCGGGGACAATGGGGTACAAGCCGAGTCCACAGGAATGGGACGACAGCAAGCCGTTAGAAGTGATGGCAGAACAGATACCGGGACTTCAAAAAACAAATTGGTATCAGATTCAGCAAAGCCTAATAATGGGAATTATGAGTTAAGAGATAAACCCCCGGTAGAATTGACTAAGGGGCAAAGGCGGGCAATTAATGATAAGGTTAAAGAGATAATTGCCAGCGGGAAAAAATCCAATGAGCTTACAGACGAAGAAAAAGACACCTTAAGACAATACACCGGTGAGGGCGGATTAAGCAGCGGCACTTCAGAAGCTTTAACACAGCACTACACGGGTTACCAGCTCATTAACCGGATGTTTGAAGCCTTAAACGAAGCAGGGGTAAAATACAAGAACGTATTAGAACCAGCAGTCGGTTCAGGTAACTTTATCGGCCATGCACCGGGCGCAAAATGGACAGCGGTTGACATTGATAAAACCAACACCGAAGTTGCCAAACTCTTATACCCCGAAGCAAAAATATATAATACCCCATATCAAGAATTCAAGGGGAAGGGATTTGATTTAATAATTTCAAACGTTCCTTTCCTTGAAAAAATGCCAGGAGAGAAACACGCCTTACATGATTTCTACTTTATTCACTCATTAGACCTTGCAAAAGATAACGGAGTAGTAGCGTTTGTTACCAGCAAGGGAACGATGGATAAATTAGACTCCGCAGCCCGAAAAGAAATGATTGAAAGGGGGGATGTTTTAGGATGTTTCAGGTTGCCCAGCAGTACCTTTGAAAAGAATGCTCATACTTCGGTAATTACTGATGTTATCTTTTTGCAGAAAAGACCAGGTAAAATACCCGCAGAGTTAAGCAAACATAAAGCAGAAAATGAGTTGTTTTTAGAGTCCAGCAAAACTAATGACGGAATTCCTTTAAGTAAATATTATCAGGCCCACCCTGAAAATATTTTAGGAGATATGCAGGTAGGCAGAAATAAGTTGTATGGCGGGGTAGATTACCATATAACAGGAGAAGCAGATTTAAGCAAAATTTCTCTTCCACAGATTGACAACTATCCTACACAAAACAATGATGATGACATAAAAATCCGTTCTTCAGTTGATTTTGAAAAATATGCAGTAGAAAATAATATCCGTTATCGTTCTTCTAATAATTCTGATTATTTTCAGAATGTTGAATATGATGCAAATAATAATGAATTATGGGTTAGGGATGGAGATTATAATTTTGATGATACAGCTATGAAAATAAAAACCTATAAGCAGGTTGAAGATGATGAACTGAAGGGGAAAATAAGGATATTGGATCAGTTAAAACAACTTGCCGACCTTAAGCAGGAGGGTATTCCAATTTCAACTGATGATGTTACTGATTTAATTCAATTATACCAGCAGAATTATAAGCACCCGGCAAATGATAAAGAGTTCAAAAAATTCTTTAAGTCAAACGATGAAATGAAATATTTTCAGGATTTGGGTAGTTATTTTGATGAAGATTTTAACCCTAAAGAAGTTTTTTCAGCACAAACTAGGTATTCCGGCAGCGGTACAATTGAGATAAAAGCAGATTCTTCATTAGCAGACAGAGCTTTTGCCAGTGAAGATTTACATGGAGTTATTGACCTTGATAGTTCAACATACTTAAAGCCGTCTGATTTTAAGGAATTAGTAAAATTAGGTTACAATATTGTTGGCCCTAATAAGCTGCAAAATAACGCACTTTATTATTCCGGTAACATTTATGCGAAGATAGATAATGCAAAAAGTCTAATCGAAGATAAAATTGGCGACAAAGAAGTTCTTGAAAAGCAGCTCAAAAATTTAACTCGTGTTATCCCGGAAGAGAGAGAAATAGGCGATATTTCTTTCAAGGGTAACGAAAAGTGGATGGAGCAGTTCAGGAGTGAACTGGGTATTTATGTAAAAGAAAGAGATGGCAAACATATTTTTGAATTTAGCATGAGGGGTGTTTCACGGGACGAAAGGGAAATTTATAATAAATACCTAAATTCGCAACCATTAGCCGAATTATTCAATACAGTTAGAGATCCAATAACCGGGAATGATAAAAAAGTCCCGAAACCGGAAGCCGAACAGAAACAGCTTATTACGGAGGCCAACGAAAAACTTGAAAAAGCAAAACAAGCTATCCGTGACAAGGTAATGGCAGACCCTATTTTGTCCGGACAAATACAGTCCGCTTTTAACAGGCAGTATAATAATTATGTAAAACCAGATTATAATACGATAATAGAGACTACATTAAAGCCATTCCTTCAGGAGTTGCCGGAAGGATTTCAGTTTAGGAAAAATCAAATTGAATGGGTTGCCAAAGCTCTTTACGAAGGCAAAGGAATAAACGCACACGATGTTGGTGGGGGGAAAACACTCGCTGCAATATTTCTTGCAAGAGTATTAAAAGCAAAGGGGATTTCAAAGAAACCTTTGTTTATGGTTCCGGCAAAGACTATACGAAAATGGGAACGTGAAATTAAGATGATTTACCCGGATGCAAATATTGTCAATTTGGGGAACCTTACAAAAGATAAAAGAAATGAAGCATTGTTTAATGTTTCCAATCAGAACGCAGATTATGTTCTGATAACACATGAAGGTTTTGAAAAGATAAAGTTGCCAAAAGATAAAGAAATGGAGTATTTTCGTCAAATAGTTGATGAGTCTATGTTTGACGAGGAAAAGAAGGGACGGGCAGCAGCTTTACAGGATAAACGTATTTCAGAATTTGAAAAAGTATTAAAAGAACAACCGGTTGATCCGAGACTTACTTTTGATAAATTGGGCTTTGATGCTTTAATTTGTGATGAAGCGCATAATTTCAAGAACATAGGGGTAAGCAGTAAATTAACAAAATGGGGAGCCGGTAAAGCTTTTGCGATGAAAGCTGGTAATGATGGTGATGTTAAGCTTGACAGCGCAAGGAGTTATGATTTGCGTTTCAAGGCGACATATATTAATGAAATGAATAACGGTAAAAATGTGTTCCTGTTAACAGCCACACCGACACCAAATAAACCAATGGAATTATTCACAATGTTAAGACACCTTGACCCGGATTTACTTTCAAGGGAGTATAATATTCGCACGGATAGGGATTTCGCTTCAATGTTCTTCACTTATGCCCAGGTGCAGAACCCGGAAAGACCAAAAGGGCATGACAATATTATTACAAGTATTACACACGGAATTGCATTAAGGAAAATACTTGATAGGTTTGTCGATAAACTTCCAATGCAAAAAATGAATTGGATTAAGGTTCCCGAGTCAGAAGTTGTAAAGCACTATATGCAACCGTCAGATTCAATAACAAGCATAATGAAGGATATTCAGGAAAGAACAGGAAACCTAAAGAGCAAAGTACAAAAAGGGGATGATACATTAGTTGCTATTTATGCTACAGGCAGAAATGCTGCCATTGACCCGAGATTGTATAATTCAGAACACGCAAGAGTTAAAATTCATTCAAGAACCGGGGATGTAAAGACAGATAAAATAGAACGCTGCATTAAAACGGTTGCGGAAGTACATAAAGAGGATAAAGAAGCTAACCAGCTTATTTTCCTTGATAATTCAGGTATCCAAACCGGGGTTGATATTCATGGAGAAATTAAAAGAGAGCTTGCAAGGAAAGGATTCAAAGAAAACGAAATAGCAATTATTTCAGGCGATAAGATCACCAATCCGGCAACAGGCAAGGACATTAAAGCTACAGGAGATAAACTTAACACCTTAAAACAGCAGGTTGCAGATGATTTTAATGCAGGTAAAATTAAAGTAATTATCGGCACTACTAAAAGTATGGGTGAAGGAATGGATTTACAGGTAAAAACAACCGACATTCATCACCTTGACATACCTTATACACCGGCAGAAATAATTCAGAGACGGGGCAGAGGCGTAAGGCCCGGAAACGTAAACGAGAAAGTAAGGGAACACGTTTACATTCAGGGCGGAACTTTTGACAATCTGTCCTACAGCATTGTAAGCAATAAGACAGGTTGGAATGAGGCTATGTGGGATAAAGCCGCAGCCGATGTAATAGATACCAGCGCAGATATGGCCGGGGCGATGCCTTCAGAGGATGAAATAAGAATTGAACTTGAGCGAGATCCGGTTAAAAAGCAAAAATTAATTGTTGATTTACGCCGCAAAAAACTTGCCAGCGGATTACTTGACACAAGGCAATTACACCGCCGGGCAGAAAGTGAGTTGAAAATAAAGCAAGACGCTCTAAAAGCAATGCCCGATCAATTAAAAGAGGCCGAGGCGAATAAAGAAAAGATCAAATCATTTCAGGCCGACTTAAAAGAAATCATAAAAGACCGTGAGAAATATTATGACATAGCCCGGAAGTATAATTGGGGTTCTACAGCACCGGTTAAAGTCGATTGGAGCGATAGCGCTATGGAGTATAATCTTGATAAAGTTAAAGATGCAATGAAAGATGTTAACTGGAGAATTGATTACTTCAAACACTCAATTGAAAGACTTCCTGAATCAATTGCAAAACTTCAGACAAAATATGATAAAACAAAGGCTACAGCCGATCAGGTAGAACAAGAGGTACTTGATTTTGTTAAGCGCTATAAAATGGGCAAAGACACCCGAGACATTTACAATGATATTACCTTGCCAAAAGAAGAAAAAGACGAAGCTATTCGCCGTTTCAATGAAGAGCAGGATATGTATAAAAGCATTGTAATTGCAAAAATATTCGGGAAACCTTCTGTAATCTTCAAAGAACGGCCACAACTACCTGGTAGCAGAAGAATAATAAAAGTATTTGGAAAGTCCCTATAAAGGGGCTTTTCTTTTTTCTGAAAAAAAATAGACAATCTTTATTCTCCCTGCCTATTATATTAATTCTTAAAAAATAAGGTTATGTCCGATGTTTGTGACAGATGATAATTTCGGAATGTCAGTAGAGCATTACCGCCAAACATTTAAGTATTACGCCGGAAGATTATGTACCTGTATTGGGGAGAACAATGGCCAGCCAGACCCTAAATGTGGATGTGATTTAGGTTATTGGTACGACGAGCCCGAAACCATTTATGGTATTAGGCAGGATATGAAAATGAGGTACACAAACACCCCCTCAGGTGTAATTTACAATGGGGATTGCAAAATAAGCATACCACAGTATTATCAAGGGAAATTGCAGAATGCCTATATGCTTTTAACCAAAGGGGATGTAATAGTATTAGAAAACAAATATCGTAGAGATGCCGATATATTAAGAAGAGGGATAAGGGATAGAATTCTTGCCTTTGATGTCCATGAAGTATTAAGCGTTTCCTATAAGAATTTTAAATATCTGAAAGATTTGGATTACACCGTTGAAGACAGGACAATTGTATGGCAGGGCCGGAATGAACCGGAAGATCATTATTCCGTTGAATTTATTTGCGCACAGCAATATAAGATATGGGATAACGGCGCAAAAGACAGGGGTACAGACGAAAATCAATTACCGAGATTAGTTATCGGGGTATTGAGGAGATATGTAAACACGGAAGAAATAAACACTATTGATTCAATCAGTTTTGAGAATTTAAAATGAAGTTTTTTGGGAAAGTAATTGGAATGTTCAAATCATTGAAGTTAAAAAATATGCTTCAGTATAATTTATTCAATGATTCCCATAAAGAGGGAGATTTATTTACCAAAGATGGTAAACAGTACGAAGTAAAAAGAGGCGAGTCAGGGAAAACCCGAGTACATAGGGCCGATGAACAGATTAATATGTTTGAGCCTAAAAAAGAAAAGCCGAAACTTACACTTCGTACTAAAATCAATAAACCGGCAGAGCATTTCAATATGTTAAAGCCCAAAGGAAGTCGAGCCGGAAAACAAGCAGTTGAAGAACCAGAACATATTCATAGTAAAACTACAGAAATGTATGATAAAAAGCAGGGACGCAAATATTCAAAGGAAGAAGCAGAAAAAATACTTAATGAGTATATGGAGGAAGTCGCAGAAATGCAGGAGAGGGGAGAAATAAATAGCAAAAAGAAAAGAAGTAAAATTTATCAGAAACGTGTAGAATTAGGTTTACATGAAGTCGCCCCAATACCTGTTTCTAATACGAAAGAGGAAAAGAATGAAAAATATTCAATAGAAATCACTTCCGAATACAATTTAGGAAATCCACACGTTTATGATAATTATTGGAATTTGGATGATGCCGTAAAAGATTTACATAAAGTCCATGAATATATAGAAGATAAAGAAAAGGAAAAACATACAGCTTATATAGTAAAATACAAAAGAAATGAAGATGAGGATGGGGATGAAGATGGGTTTATCCGTGATAATGATTGGGATGACGATAAATATGTGAAAACATATGGGGGGATTAACGAAAAAACAAATGAGATATTAAGAGAGGTTGAGGATGAATTTGGAGGAAAATATTCGGAAATTAATTTGGGAAGTAATAAAGAAGGTGAAGCGGTCACCCTGGAATTAAGAATAGCAGACCATTCAGGCAATGACGGAAATACCAATTATAATAGTGTCAATAAGGTATTATCAATTGTAATTGCAAATAAAGATTTTACGGAAAGGTTTAAGAAATCAGAATATAGCATTCCCGATGAATATTACTTTGATGAAAATTATAGTGCGACAAAAATTATTAATTTTATAAATAAAAAAATTAAAGAGCTAAAACATTCAGTTATATAGATTAACTTACGGATGAGAAAATAAATGGGATATTTTGTCAAGCCCTTTCAGGATAAATTTAACAAATCATATTCAACTTCTAAATTACCAAAAGGTTATGTATCTGTATTTGGCAAGCAAATAAGCCTATTCAGGAATAAGGGAAAGAAAACCACGAAATATACAGAGCCGTTTGGGAACCCAGAGAAATATGCAAAGCCTCCAAATCCTGCAACCCCGGTACAAGGCAATGAGCAGCTTGATTTATTTAAGGCGGAAAAGAATAAATTAAAAACAAACCCTTTCCCAGGGCCCAGGAAAAAGAAGAAATTAAGAAGGTTTCTAATTAAAAGAGCGAAAAGGATAAATGTATAGAGTAACGTATGATATTGATTTTTCCCCTCTTTTAGATTTTCTTCAGGCGCTTGAGTATCAACTTTCAACAAAGGCAGGCGAAACTAATACGGCGCAAGCTATCAAGAACGCAGGTGATTATCTTGCGCAAGAATGGATTCTAACCGCTTCCACAAAATTTAAACACACAAGCGGGGCATATGCGAAGGGGGTACTTGACGGCAGACAATATCCATATCAGGGTGATTATTTAAGGCATGATATTATTCACCCGGATAAATCGGCTTATTGGTTCGAAAATGGTTATGAAAGTTTTGACATGAAAAAAGCACTTGAAACCAGCCCGAAAGTCAGGGTTAATAAGAAAGGGCAAAGATATTTAGTAATTCCTTTTGAGCATAATATGCCGGGGCAGGGCAAAAACCCTATGCCGAAAGATGTTTACAAGGAAGCAAAAAATATGAAGGGAAGCTTTATAACTGGAACTTATCAAGAAGGCATTCGGCAGATTTATGAGCCGAAAACCAAGAACGGTAAGGCTGTTATGGTGGGGCGGAAAATATCTTTTGATGAAGCTGAAATATTAAAAGAAAACAATCCAGAGAAAGTAAAGAGGTATGCTTACAGTTATGGCGATAAGCTGACAAGCGATAATCCGAAATACAATAATATGTACCGGTTTGAAAATAATGTTAATATTGCCAGGAATGAGTTTAATCCCACAATGGGCAAGTTTATTAATAAAACAAACAACCAAATGCAGAACTCCACCTATTTAACATTTCGTGTAATGAAAGAAGATTCCGAAGGCTGGTGGCATCCGGGGTTAGACCCGATGAACATATTAAAAGAAACAGTTGACAGGGCGCAAGAAAACGCAGTAAAAATTATTGCGGAAGGGGTTAAGCAGGATATTGAACAATTCTTTAACAATCAATTAAAATACTGAAAAAAAATAGACAATCTTTTTATCAGTTACCCCTTATTTTTAAGTCAATATTAAGGAAATAAGGTTTAATGGATTCTCTCTTAAATTTCTATTCTTACCCTCCGGCATTTGGCAGTGAAATTTCCCTACATTGGAATTTACCGGCTGCTTTACCGGCCGATTACAGTATTTATTTATTCAAGAAAAAAGCCGGGGTAATTACAGATGATGAGATAAATTCCTTCTTTGCTACTAATGTACTAAACAACGCGGAAGTAATTCAATTAAAACCTGGCACGATTGGCTTTTATGATTCCGAGGTTGTAAATGATTGTAAATATTACTATAAAGCCATTATTAGGGATCCAGAAACAGGGGAAATAAGTCCGTCTGTTTTTGCGGAGAATACAGCACACCCTCAGTTAACTGTTAATATAAAAGATGGTAAAAATATTGTAACCAAAGCAATAAAGTTGTTGCTAACCAGCGTTTATAATGCAGAAGGGGAAAATATCAAACTCGATAAAGATGTTAAAGTAATAAAGAACTTTTCCCTGGATTCCTTAACCGAAAATATAATTTTTGTTGAAAGAGTTAACGGTAGTAATTATGCGCAATTTTTGGGTAATGTGTATGCACAGTATCAATCAGAAGTCACTTTGGGCAGTATAGATGTAGATGTGGTAAGAATGACATTTTTAACAGAGGGCAGTCCTGATAGAAGGGATACTATGTTGAACATTTTCAGGGCATACAAGTTCTTCTTAACCAGGGCGATTAAGAAAATGGGCGCACTTACTTGTGAAATAACCATTGAGGGGGATTATTATAATCCGGCAGTACATGGTAGCGCCGCTACAGGCTTTCAAGTTATTTTCAGTATGTTGATGTCAAATAAACTAACATACAATTTAGAAGAGTTAAATGTAATTTTAGGGAATATTCAAGTAATAAAATAAAAGGATAATTAATTATGGCAGACGTAAAAGATAAAAACGTGGGGGTCCCCCAATCCACACCACAGCCAGTACCGCTATCAAAGCCAGCAGAAACGCCAATTACATTGCAGGCGTATTTTGCTTTTAAGAAGTTTGATAAAATCGGGCAAGATACCCGAAGCTTCGTTGCAAAAACTAAAGGTATCGAGAACGAATGGAAAACATTCAGCGATTGGGAAGAGGCTCTTAAATGATAAAAACCGAAGCTGATATTTGCAAGTGGGTACATGAGAAATTAGCACCATTTATTAATGATGCCATTAAAGGGACTATCTACAAAGAAGATTGGTTAGGCGCAATGGTAATAAGAGAAACCGGAGGTTTAATTAAAAAACACGTTAATGCCGGTAAGTCATTTGATGAGATATGTTCATTAATGAGAGGGGACTATTCAAACGGGAAATATCACGGGTTTAGTTTCTTTCAAATTGATATAAGAAGCTTTCCTGAATTTATAAATTCAGGTTTGTGGATAAACCCGCAGGCCAGTGCCAAAAAAGCAGTTGACGTTTTGGAAGATAAGAGGAAATATCTATTGAAATATAAAGCTCAATTGGGAAACAATTTTGACAGGGCAATAACCGCAGCGTATAATTCAGGTCAAGGTTCGGTTGCCAGAGCACTTCTCAAGGGGTTTGACGTAGATAAATATACGGCGCATGGGAATTATTCAGCGGACGTATTCAGAATTAGGGAAATATATTCAAAAATTAATGAATAAAAGCAAATACTAACAAAAACAAAGGGAAAAGAAATGATTACAATTGACGGAAGAACCTACTCCGTACCGGACGTTTACGGTGCGGTTGAGGTGATTAACCTGGGCAGCGTTGCGCTTCCTTCGTTCAATACTCTTTTAACTGTAGGTAGCGCAAGAAAGGGTATCCCTTATTCAGCAAGTACCGGAGATCAAGTAATTAAAGCGTTTACCAACAGTGTAGATGCTATTAATTATTATGGCAAAAGTCCGTTAACAGACGGATTACAGGCAAATAAGGATGGCGGAGCAGGCGTTGTTTATACGTTAAACGTAGCACCTTTAACAAAAGGTAGTGCGATTATTAAAGATAATGCAACTACTCCTGCCAACACAATGAAACTTGTTCCTAAGCAGTATGGAGCAGGGGAAAATGATATTAGCATCACAATTGCAACAGTCAGTAACACAACTACAGTTACAATTGTTCCGGCAAAATTGACAAAATTTTTAAAAGCAAATGCAGCAACATCGAATAAAAATATTTCGCTTGAAGAGGTATCTGGTTTACAGGTAGGGCAGACGGTTCTCATTAATACAAATGCCGTAGCTTCGCCGCAATCGACCACAATAACGGCCATTGACCCGGTTAACAACATCGTTTCGCTTGCAGATGCCCCAGCCGCAGCTTATGCAACTTCCGATTATGCAAGAATATTCCAGGAAGATTTAGATAATCAGGAAGTTTTCACTTTTGATGCAACAAACGTAATTGATGATGTTATTGCCAAAATCACAACGGGGCAAAATTTCATTGCTACACGTGAGACATATACCGGTGTTGTGCCAACAACTTTAACAAAAACCTATTTCCAAAATATTTCAGGCGCAACAAAAGGAACCTCCCCGATTGCTACAGAAACAGTTGGTGGTGATTTTGATTTGGCAGCCGCAGCTCTTCCAAAATTAATTGAAGAGTTTATGGGTGTGACAAAATCCAGAATCAGAATTGTCAACGTTATTTCTTCAACTGCAAGCGTGCACGCAGCTTATTTAAGCCTTGCAAAAACAATGAGAGCAAACCAATTACCTATTCAGGTAGTTGTTGGTTGCGCTTTAGGTGATATTGCCTTAGCAACATCTGATGCCGGGAACCCGATTAAAAGGGCAAAAAGCCTTAATAATCAGGATGTTATTTTAGTTGGAATGGGACGCGACGATAAAGCAGCTTACATTTCATTGGCTCCTTACTTTGCCGGTATGATGTCGGCCAGTTCAGTTAAGAAGAATCTTACATGGGACGCTGTATCAGCGATTAAAGTTGAGAAAATGTTTGGGTTATTTAACAGAGAAACCGAAACAGCTAATTACGTAAAAGCGGGCGTTGTAGTTATTGGCACAAGCAAAAACGGTTTCTATGTTGTTCAGGCAGTTAATACCTATCAGAACAATGCTACAGTATGGAATCAGGCAGATGCAATGACCTACTTAATTCAGCAGAGACAAATTGTGGATTATGTTTATGCAGGTTACAAGGATCAAATGGAATCCGGAGTTGGCGCAGACGGATATGGTATAACCGAAGCAAGTGTAGGCGGACAGTCCATTTTACAGAAATATTTGAACGGGGGTTTTATTACTTACGCCGCAATAAAGAAAGCTTACAGAGAAGGGAATGCAATCATAACAGAACCGGAAATTACTCCGCTTGATGCTACAGACTTTGTAGGATTCATTTTAAGAGTCGTTGTAAACAGTTAGCAGAAGCATATAATAACAAAGGGAAGGGGTAAAAGTCCTTCCCTTTACCGCTTAGATATTTTAATCAAATAATTTAGGAGATAATCAAATGTCGTTTGCAGAAAAATTAGAGTTGCCTATAAAGATTAAAGGCATAGAGGATACCGAAAGCTATTATCAGGCTTTACCTGGTTCAGCTTTGTTAATCAAAGTCTTCGATCAGGATAAAAACATGATAGCCAGGGGTATGGGCGTTTCATGGGCAGAGAACTATCAAATGACCCCGGTAATGGAAGTAGGGCAGAGATATTGCGTTGAGATCGTAAAAGGCGCAATGCCTCCGGGACAAATCAACTTGCAGTCAATGTACTTTATGCAGCTCAATGATACATTGCCAACCTACAAAAACCTTGTTTCAAGACGTGAGTTAAGCGCTTTAATTCAGATCGCAGAGCACGAAGACGAAGCATTAAAAGGGGTTGTACTTGATGTATTTGAAGGAATTGTTATTCAGGGGCAGCAGGGCAACTTCAATGCGCAGAGCCTTTATTTGAGAAATTCAAATATGCTTTATCGCAAAAGAATGACCGGTATCGAATGGAAGAAGAAGAACGCAAGTGCTCTTTATCCTGCTACAGCCGGCGATGAAATCAAATTTAACGGCACAGAAAAATACCAGCTAAGTTCAATGCAGGCGAATGAATTAACAGTTAATCAATAAAATAAGGTAAAGTAATTATATGGACTTAATCAAAGTAAAGACCCCGAAAGGACAGGAGTTAGAGTTCAAAGCAGAACCTAACTTTCTTGAATCGAGGAAAATAAACAGTGAAATGGCTGAAGTGATTGGTGGTTATGATAAATTAGCTAAACTGGATCAAATACTTTCGGAAAAGTACGAAGACAGTATATCTTTCAACATAAAGAAATACGGGGAAGCGGCTTATAAAGAAAAAGCGAACCGGTTAAGAGAACTAGATGCTGCCGATACCGAATCTGAAGAAGTTATGTCTTTACGGAAAGATTTATACGATAACAAATATTACAATGCTTATTTGAACATGGTAACTGAAAAAGCATTAATTCATAGTTATGCGTGGATGAATGTTTTGTGTGTAAAAAAACCAGCAGACTTTGAATTTTACGAACAGGATGAATTAACACTGCAATTAATGTGGGGGGAGGTTCATCAGCAGCGCAAATTTTTTCGCAGACAGTCTAAGGAAGGTTAAGCAATTAGCCTTCCTTGACACTACCGGTCAGGTATTAAGTGAGGAATTTCTTTCTCTTGCCGAAAATCAGAAATATGATGTTCATTTTTGGTGGAGAAAGAAATTTAATTATAGCCGTAACGATCCCAGATATTTAACTGCAACAGATTCACAGATTTATGAAGACTATCTTGATTATTCTATTGAGATATTCCGAAAAGAAATAGGTGACGACCCAAATGCTTTAGCTATTACAAGGGGGAGAGCATTAAACCCCAATTACGATAAAGTAGAAAGCGAGAAATTCAAGAATGAACTTTTAGAGGCACTTAATGAGTGATACAGAACATAAAGTCGGTATATCCGTACAAATGCGGTTAGAGCAATTAATAGGGGATAATGATTTAAGGAATAAATTAGGACAAATAACCGCAGATGTTGCCAATCTTGACAAAAGCGTAGGGGCGCAGGTTGCCCCAATTTTGCAGGAGAATATAAATATCCCTGGGACAGAGCAAACATCAGACAAAGGTGGGGATGCCTTAAACAAAATCAACAAGGCCATGAATGCCCAGCTTAAATTGCTAAGTGAGCAGTCGCAGTCGCTTGTAAATGATTTTATGAATGATTATGAGGCCTCTGATGGGAATATACCCAACTACACAATTACGTCACTCTCCAAAGCCTCAATCAAGCAAAGAGAGAAAGCAAAAGAAACATTTGCTTCCGAGATGCATGAAATTGAATATACGGCCACATCTGGATTAACTGATTCCGAAAGGGAAGAAGTCTCCGTGAGAACAGGAGATGCTATTAATAAAGCATTATCGCTGATTGATGAGAAATATACTTTATTTAATAAAGCTATTCGGAATGTGCAGGAAGAGGATAGCAAATTTGACAATTATGTTTCCGGGATCAAGAGAACTGGATTTCTGTCAATGATAGACAGCATGGGTACGGGCGAAGAAAGGAAACAGAATTTCCAGCAAGCTGCCGAAGAACTGACAAATCTTGAAAAAATCACAGAAAGAACCAATCCATATTTCGATACCGAACAATATATTAAGGAGGGGGTACAATTTTCAGAGAAAGGTAAAGAGTCGTTATCAAAAGTTCAAAAAGCGATTGAAGCAGAATTAAAAAGCGATAATACAAAATCTGAAAAGCTATTAACTCAATTCCTTATTGATGTTGAGACAGGCGACGGGCAGGTATCATCTGGGGGCATACAAAATTTTACACAATCCTCAATTAAGCAGCGGGAAAGGGCCAAGCAATCTTTAATTGAAGAAACCAATAAGGCAGTAAGCAAGGCTATAGTAGGACTGCCTTCAGATGAACAGGAAGAAATAGCGGAGAGATCGGCAAGGGCACTAAACGAAGCACTTGAACAGTTGGATGTAAAGTTTAAAAATCTCAATACTACTGTAAAGGATTTTCAGGAACAAGGGGGTAGTCAATTAGAGAGCTTTATTTCTGGAATAAAACAGGCCGGGTATTGGGCGTTGGCACAACAAGCGGTCAATACTAAAATCAATTGGGAGAGAACAAATGCGCAAATAGAATATGTAAACTCTACTTCCTTCAATCTCACAAGCCCCCAAGGTATGTATAACGAGATTGCACAAGCAAATCTGCAATCCGATATAATGAAAAGGGACAGGGATTATTCTCTTTATGGAGGACTAATAGGCGCCGGGGCGGGAGCATTAGTTGGATCTGTTATTGCTCCCGGAATAGGAACCGGTTGGGGAGCAATGAGGGGGTGGCAGTTAGGTCAATCCGTTGCGACTCAATTAGCGGGGATTGAAGATGTAAAGGAAAGAGCGGAAGTCGAAAGTAATCTTAAATTTAAAAACCAGACTTACCAAATGGTTCAGAGTTACGTTGATGAGTATAATCAGATTGATTCTACTGCACGTGAACTTGAGGCGCGGTTTGGGCAAAAAATAAGAGGGACAAGCGGGTTAGGGTATCAGGAACAGGAGGAACAGAGGCTAAAAGGAGCATTTGGAGACTCATTAGGACGTTTCGATCAGGATTTATATAAAGAGCAATTAACCTTCTCAAAAGGGAACGGGATAAATGCGGCTGAACTTTTCCAGTTCAACCAAGCCAACAGGCTTACAGGGGCAAATTTAGGAATAGAGGAGTTATACCAGGCAAAACAATTCACGCAACATATTTTCGGTGAAGATTCCAATGTAAGGATAATTGATATTCTTAATTCCATTAAGGACGTTAACTTGAAACAATTGGAGTTCACGAACAAAGCAGATCAGAGAGAGACGATGAAGTTTCTTTCTGTTCCTGGTATGTTATTCGGGATAGATAGCCCTTATGGTAGAATGGGTGATTTAGGCGGGCAGGCCCTTAATAATTTAAGCGATCTTATCCATCCAAAATCAACTGCACATGAAGCTTTATTATTCCAGGCATTAAGCAAAAATGGTGATATTGCTGAATTCAAAATGAAGATGGATCAGGGGATTTTTGCCGGAGATAACTTAACCGACATATTGGGTGAACTTCACAAATGGGCGGGTAACGATAAGAACACAGCTTATTTAATGTTAAGCGAATTGATGCCGAAAATCAGTTATTCCGAGCGAAATGTGTATGCAGATTTAATTTCAGGGAAAGAAAGAGAAGTTTTAACTGCTGCCTACAGAAAAGATGAAGAAGGGAACTATGTAAAGCGTACTCCCGAGACAGATGAAAAAGGGAAAGCAATAGAAAGAGACGGGAAAGTCCAGTACAAATATGAAAAAGTAGAAGATAAAAGCGAAGCTTTAATTAACCCTCTTGAATACGAAAAAACAAAAGATGGTTTATTTAGGGACAAAACCACAGGAGATACTATACACGTTGAAGAGGAAAAGACAAAAGTATCTATTGATAATTTAAAAAAAGTAATAGACCAGTCCGTTCAGACTTATGAGAAAATTTTCAAAAGCGAAGAAGAAAGAGAGGAATTCAAAAAGAATTTGATGGGGATAGCCAAAACTGATGCAGAAAATGCAACAACATCATGGAAGAAGACACAGGAAGACTTACAGGAGATACATAAAAATATAGGGGGGATGTACACAAAATTATACGAAGAGACAGCAAGGAAAATGGGGGACGTTGAAAACTATTGGTTAAGCAGCGGAAAGGCATTCGATAATGTAAGCCGGATGTTGAACGAGGGGGTAGAAGCTGTTATTAATAAGCTTAAAGAATTGGGGATATACAAAGATGAAAGTAGCATAAAAGAAGAATATAAAAATAATTTATATAAAGAGATTTATAATAGTACTAAAGGGGTCATAGATAAAGATAAAGGCTTAACGCCTAAAGATGTTTACGGTGATAAACTTGAAAGTGTTATTAAACAAATATCCCAAGGAAAATATAAAACAGTCAATGAGAATTTAGAAGAAGTGACGGCGAAGACTTTTGAGGAGGCTTTTATCAATGATGTTGCGACACAAAAAACCCTGAAAGAACAGAAATCCGTAGCAGATAGAGCAGCGAAAGCAGGGGTAGCGTTTACTTTTGATTATAAAGCAAAAAGAGGCGAGTATATACGACAATTTAAGCAAGATTTCGAGCTTAACAAAAAGAAAGAACAAGAAGCAATTACAGAGCATAACAAAAAGGCGGGCTTCAACGAATACATTAAAGATCAGGCCCGAGAACAGGGAAACAAGAAGCCCAAATCAAGAATCCAAGCAGGATGGATAGGTAAAGAAGAAGTAAAAAAATTAACTTCAGAAGAGAAAGTAATTAAGGCCGAAAAAGAGCCGGAAAAGTTAAATGTCCAGGATTTCAGGGAATTAATAAAAGATGTAAATAAAAAGGTTACGGATCCTGAAAAGAAAAAAGTGCTATTAAAAAATATTGATAACGCTCAAAGAAAATTAGATAAAGGGCAGGCTTTTAGGGCAGAAGTAGTTAAAACCGCAAACAAATATTTAGAATCAAGGGGGAAGAAAGGTTTTACAGTTAAGCCTATAAGTGGATTTAGAACAGTTAGTAAGAATGATTCCTTAGAGCATTCCTCCCCTGATAGTCCTCATACTGTAGCCGGAGAGGGTAAGGCGGTAGATATAGGGATTTATGATGAAAAGGGCAATTATATTCCCAAAAATAATTCGTTATACAAAGAAATAGGACAATATGTAAAGGAAGAGACAGGGGCAAAATGGGGAGGGGATTTCACAAGTAATGCAGCCTATGAAGTAAACCATTTCCAGGCTGATAACCTTGATGGGAAAAGTGAGACTCCGCAACTGTATGTAAACCCGAAATTTGCTGATCAATATGCGAGTAAGGATGATTTTTGGGCAAAAATGTCAAAGACAAATAAGACCCAGCTCGAAAAGGATTATTTGGAATTTTTAACATTCCCCAAAGATCATTCAAAAGCTGAAGCAGGTAAGCTAAAAGAAAGAATAAACCAAAATTATAATAGAGAGTCCTATAATTCTGTTTATAAAATTGCAGATAACAAAGGGAAAGGCAAAAAAGATGTAGCAAAGGATGGAGAAAATATAGATGCCTATATAAAACGTTTAGCCGGGTATAATGAGAAAGAAGGCAGCGAGGCTTATAAAGGCTTGGTTAAAAAAATGCAAAATGAAGTATCAAAGATTAACCAAGTAAGGGATTACAACCTCAATGAAATTGACAATGCAATAACAGGGATCTCGAATTTTGCTAAAGCCGTAAATGAAGAAAAGAAGAAGATTGAACAAACAGTTGAAGCAAAAAGACAGACAGAAGATACCCCAAAACAGGAGGGGACTGGCACAAGCACAGGAAAGCCAATTAATAAAGTAAAAGTTGTCACAGAAGAACAAAAAGCCGCAGCAAATTTTGATGAAAAGCCAAAAGAAGAAATAAAGCCCGCAACGGAAGCCGTAGAATCTTCAGTAAATGACAAGGGAAAGCGTAAAGTTATTGAGAAAGAAAGTTTAAAAATTGGAGATTTGACAAGCGAAAAGCTTTATCGAATTGGTTTAACGGAAAAGAACATTGGGAAGGACAAACTCAAAAAAGCAAAGCTTATAAGTATAAAGGATTTTACTAAAAAGAAACAGAAAAAGCTTAAAATCAACGGGATTAAACAGGACGAGTTAAATAATATTGAGGTCAAAGATATATCCCAGGAGAAAATACTTCAAAGCGTAAAAAATAACAGAGACTTATTTGACAATATCGAGCTTAAGCCATTTGGAGATAATGGGGCAAATGCAAAGGATGCTGGCCCGAAGAAGAATATCAATGAAAAAATTATACAAGACTCAATATTAGAACAAGTCCCGGAAAGCGTTAAGAAAAAAGAATTAGTTTTGTTATCTGATAAACCGGAACCACAAAAAGAGGCGTCGGGCATTCCGAAAGTTGCCGAATCTGAATTTGATTTATATGCCGGAATAAAAAGGGTCACACAATACAAGCAAGCGCTTGATGAATATCAGGTTAAAGACTTTTTATTTAAAAGCGAAAATCAACACCCAACAATATTCCAGGCAAATGAATATACTCCGAAGAATAAAATGCCGGAGTTAAAGGATTTTGAATTTCCAACAAATACGCCTAAAAACAGGGAATTCCCGAGTCCTGATTTTCTTAAAGATTTGCAACCAGTTGAAAAACCTTCATTCAAAGAGCGGTCTATTCCAGAAGTACCGGTATTTGGATTTAGAAAAAGCACAGAAGAAACAATAAACCTTCAGGGCTTAATTAATGAGTGGACAAAAGCTATAGAGGCTCAGCCAAAGAAGGATAGATATGCTCCATTAAAAGATCAGGATATTCTGCCAATCAGGAAGGAAGAACCCGTAAGGCAGGAAATTATAAAGCAAGAGAAAGAGCCGGTTCAGACGAGATCGGAGGATTTGAAAGAGGCAGCCGAAATAATAGCGAATAGAATTGCAGAAAGTATTGCAAGAAGCCTTAAGGATATTCCGAAGGATACAAACCAGCCGATAAATGTTTCGCTTAATTTCAGCGACATAAGTTATCCGATGATGGAAAATTTACAAAATTCTAATATTATTGCAAATAGAGTATAAAATGCAAATAAGACAAATTCAGCCAGAGGTAATAATACTAAACGACTCTTCCAAAGAAGTTGATATGTCTTCAGTGGTAAGTAGAATTATGGTGAACAGATCCGTAAATAGTCCGGTAGGCAGTTGCCAGATAACCTTTGAACCATCACTTGATAACAGAGCAATATTTAACATAACCACACAAGAGATAATTAACTCATGGCGTAAATATGTAAAGAAAAATGGTATTGTAGCGGCCAAGATTGACAGGACACAAAAAAAATATAAGTTTTTGGGCTTTATAGATCAAATAATTGAGTCAGATCATAGCGAGAACCAAAGCGTTGGAAGGAACTTAACAATTAATTGCAGTATGCTTATTCCGAAGTTATTAGTAAGAGACACTATTGTAAACGCTCCGCAGTTAATGGCCAACGAAACCCTTAAAAGTGACCCCAAATGGAGTAAAAGGCTGGACTTTTTTACATGGTTGAGAGGGAAAGAAAAAGATACGAAGGAAAATGTTTTTGCTTCCACCCCCGAGAAAGCCGTTAATTGGATTCTTGATAATTGCATTGCAACCAATTCAGAATATACATTTGGTGAAAAAAAGCTTAACGCAAAAGCCTTTATAGACAATCGGAGGGAAAAAGATTATAACGGCAACCGATTGTTGGATTTTCAGTTCCTATCAGAAGAAAAACTATTTGCCCCGCAGTTAACAATGTTCACAGGGACATTGTTAGAATATATTTATCAGTGCCTTGACAGAGATTTTTACGAGATATTTTTTGATGCTACAACTTTAAAAAATAGCGGATCCCCCGTGAATAAAATAACAATCCGTCCGAAACCATTTTCAAGGCAAAACTATAGGACGGCGCAGGAAGCAAAAACCAAAAATGATAATTGGCTCTATTGGGAGAATTTACCTATTCGTAAAATAAACAAATCAATGAGATTAAAAGAGTCAATTAGTCAGGCAGATTTTGAAGTAAAGAACTTTTACTGGACAATCTATGAAAATCAGTTAATAGCCAGCGCCAGCAGTACAGCGGGCAAGTTCGGATTAAACTATCCTGTAATGAACTTAAAGTCTATGGAAAAGTATGGGCTAAGAGAGCTTAAAACAAGCTCCAGGATGTTAAACATTGAGGGACAAACACAACAGGAAAACTACAATAAAGCAATAGAAGATAATAAATCCGCTTTAGTAATTGTAGAAGATCAAGCAAAAACAATCGGTTTATTTGATAAGCTTATGGATAAAAGGAACCGGATTGTTGAATGGTACGGCTTCCCTAATTATGAGACGGGCCAAATTACTTTAATCGGGGGATATGATGAATACAACCCAGGTGAAAGACTGTATTACGAAGATAAAATATATTGGGAGGAAGAACGAGAGAAGGAGTTTAAGGGGGTACTCTACTATATAAATGATGTGAGCGAACAGGCGAATTATTCACATGGGAAATATACAGTAACATTAGGGTTAACAAGAGGCGCACCGGCTTTTGAAGGGTCGGATGATTATGTGGTAAAATGGTTTGAAAGACATGAAGCTGATTTTATTAGAATTGACAAGTTGCCCCCGGTAGAAATTGACACTTCTTCGATTCAGCTCGAAAGACAACCGGTAAGAGATATGAGAGAAGCGCTTCCAAAAACAATGTTTGAAATATCAGAATTAAAGGCGGAATAATGCACACAGGATTAGAACAGGGACTAAACAGTAAAGAGTTAAGCAAGGATTTTAATGGGTTTTCTCTTCAGTCGGGAAAATTAATTTATACAGAGAAGGACAAAACATTAGAATTTGAGGATGCTTATGGTAAAAGGCAACCACTGGAAAGAGTTTATTTTTTAGGAGCAGAATATAATACTGAAGACGGTGAGAAGAGAATGCCAAAACCTTATATCAAGTCGGAGACCGGGTATAAGAGCTTGGGGGATATTCTATTATACAGCATTATTGACAACAATGTAAACAGAATAGTTGTTTTGGGTAGCATAAGGAATTTTAATGTTGATATGCACGATAAGGCCTTGAATTATGACAAAACGGATATTGAGGATTTGGAAGAAAGAAACCTTGTCAGGAATAACGACAAGAGATATTTCACAGTCAGAGATGATGGGAAAGGGAATATACTTGTATATTTAGAAGGGAAAAAAGGGGAGAAAACCGGGACAGGTAATGTATCAATAAAAGTACAGGGGGCTGATGAAAAGAGCGGGAATGTGAAACTCGAAGTATCGGGAAAGGTTGCAATCAATCAGATTGTTAAGGATGGAGAAACCGAAAAAATAACCACACAGATATTAATGGATAATACAAAAGATGCAGAAAAAATACAGATAAAAGACCAGTTCAAAAATACTATTGTTGTTGACAAGAAAGGAGTAGCATTAACTGATTCCAATAAGAATACAATAGTAACCAGCAAGGATGGAATAGCGATTACAGATTTCAGCGAAAACCACATTATAACAACAGCAGAGGAAATTAATATAAAAACTGCAAAGAACTTTACTCAAAAAACTGAAAAAAAATATACAATAAATGTCGGTGGAGATGCCAATATTTCGGTTGAAGGTAAAACAGTTCTCAAAAGCCCTGATGTAACAATAACCGGAGGTAAATTGACAGTAAATGGGACAGCGGCGCCAACAGGATCAGGAGGGTTCTGTGGAATTCCGGCCTGCATATTTTCATCCGCACCGCATGTTGGTAATGTAATTCAGAGTACATAATGGCAATAAACGGTTCGGATTTAGGAAGTCAAATAGCTGGAGCGATGAACCAGGCAGATAATCCAACGGATGCACATAATAATTTTTCGGTAAAGCTTCAGAGTTACATAAATGAGAATTGTGAGATTTTAGGTACTTATGTTGGTGTGCTCCCGACAGTGCCGCCAAGTCCCGACCCTTTAAGTGGCCCTTATCAATGGAAGGCGCAGGCAGTTATTTCAGGAAGTGCGTTAAAGAGTGGAGCAACGGGAGGATTTAGTTCATGGGCAATATCATTGGCAGTTCAATTAAGCAATACAATGTTTCAGGGTACAGACAAAACAAATACAGTAACCGCAGCACCGACAAAATTAACAATAACAACGGTAAGTATAGATATGTCAGGCAAACCAAATAACATGGATAATGCAATGGCGCAAGTAGGTGTGGGAATAGTTAACGCCTTAAAATCAGGTATTCCAACACCACCAGTCAGTGCAGCGACAAGCACTGCAGGCGGCACAGGAGCGGTAACATGGGGGACAGTCGGATGAGCTTTGCAGATAGCTTGATAAAATCAAGAATACCCCGGATCCCGACCATTGTATTTGAGTTGGTTAAAATAGATGCGAAGAAAATTGCAGAGGAAAATCCAGAGAATTACAGGGCAAAACAGGAAAATTATATTTCGTTACAGGTTTTACCCGAGAGTTTCAATAGCGGATTAAGGAGCAGAGATAATATTACTCAAACAAACAAAGTATTCGTTCAGAAGTTTACACCACAGCCAGAAATGATACGACTTTCAGGAACATTTGGAGATCAGGAAAGCGCATTATCAGTAGCAGGCATAAATATTACATTAGATGGTTGGGGTAGATTGATTCAGTTTGAGGAAATGGTTAAAAAGTCAATGAAAATTGATTCCAATTCCATTTATGCAATTAATTATTACGACTTTCTTTTCCAAAGGTTTGGAGCTATAAACATAAATAGTTTTAATATTTCGGCGAATGCTTCAGAAAATACAAATTTAGTAAGATATAATTTAGAGTTCCCAATTATAGGTAAACTGATTGATGTAGAACCCGGAGCAGCTTTAACAAGCACTCTTTTTGCCCAAATTTTGGCAGCCAATTCAGCGAATTTTACTGAATTGGGATTAGTTTTAGGAGCCGCAGATATAACAAAGCTAATTGATCTTTTTGATACAAAAATTGCAGATGCGTTAGATTTAATGAACAGTAAAATGTTGGAGACAACGGGCATAACCAAAGGATTAACTTTTGTCAAGGATTTATTTTAATGGATAGCAGAAGTTATTACATAGAGTTGGCAAACATTTTATCTGTGCTTGAAAGTCAGATTTTACTAATAAGCGGCCAGAAGCCAGACGTATACGATACAGAGGCTAATTATGCGGAGATACTAAAAAGCTTAGACGACAGAGTGAGAGCGGTGAAGAGATTATTGGCTGGTCATTCCATAGCAAAGATGTCAAAGCAGCAGTTTTTAGGCACATTGACAAATCAAACAGCGGAAACCACCTATACAGTTAAGCAATATGATACTGCAACTTCAATAGCGCAAAATTTTAATTTAAGTCTGGAAGATTTACTCAAACGGAATAGTATTACAGCCAAAGACATTATTCCGGGTAAAGAATTGATTGTTCCAGCTATAACCCAAGATTACGGAACGGATGTATCCGAAATTCCTACATTTGGAGATCAGACAGGAAAATTGATTTTAGGAAATGATGCAGGTAGCTCTTTCACCGAAAGCGGGATTGGAGACTTAGAAATATTAACCCCGGAGAACACATTCTCCCAGGGGGTAATAAACAGGTTGAAAACTCTTGCAAAACAATATCCCGGAGAGGATGATTTTGGGCTGGATGTCTTTATCGGGAGTGAATTAGAACAGGATACCCTTAATTCCCTTCTCATGGTAAAAGTATTAACGCAGTTAGCTTTAGATAAAAGAGTTGAGAGTGTTGAAAATTTAGAAGTAGTGCGGGAAAGTAACGGAGTAATAGTTAAAGGCACAATAAACTCAATTGGAAATTTAGCGCAATTAACATTATGAAAACAAAAGATGAAATATTAAACGGATTAATTTTAGATACTTTGTCAGAGACAGATAAAATCACATACTTTGGCAAAGATGGTGCAGTAAGGGGGTTGTATTCAGCAATTAGTCATGTATTTGTAGAGATATGGAATGATATTGACCAGACTAAGCGACAATTGCAGATACAGACCGCCACAGGTACGGATTTAGAGCTACTTGCAGAAAAGGTCGGCTTAACGAGAGGCGAGGCAACAAAAGGGACAGTACCGCTTATATTTAATGGTGTGGCGGATACAGTAATTCCGGCTGCAAGCGTTGTTACTTCCATTATTAACGGGGCAAAGTATCAAACATTAAATGAAATCACATTAGGGCAAAGAAACAGCAGCTTAACCCGTCCGGTATATTCAAATGCAATTGGAGATATTGTTTTGGCAGAGAGTCTTTCAACCGGATACCTGCAAAATGTAGGTGTTGGTGAAATGATAACATTAGATGTACCGGTCACGGGAGTTACGGTAACAAATTTAGTTCCCTCTACCGGTGCGGTTGATTCAGAAAGCGATGAAGAATTACGGAATAGGATTTTGCAAAAAGTTGATATACTCAACCAAGGGACTAATGCGTTTTATGAGAGTATTGCAAAAGAAGTCAGGCCCGATGTATTAAGGGCAATCACAACTTATAATCCCACCAATTCGGGAATTAATGTTTATTTACTTAAGAATAGCTTAGGTACTTATTCAGGTGCAGAATTATTGCAAATCGCAATAGACATTTACCCGAAGCAACGGGCAATGCACAAAGTAACCTGCTATAATCTTAATTTAGCTTCAATAGAGATTACCGGAAATATTGCCATAAAACAAGGCTATACTTTAGCCCCGGTAATAAGCAATATTGCCAGTGCCCTATCTGATTTGATAAATACAGCCAAATACAGTTTTGCCGGGATTATATCATATTACGATGTTTACAAAGCAGTACAAGGAAGCGCCGGGGTTGATTATATCCTATCAGATACTTTATTGCTCAATTCGGGAATTGCTGATATTCAGCTTGCAGGGTTGGAACTCCCCAAATTCACTTACTTATCAATTAATGATAATAATAAAATGATTCAACAATCTTATGTAATAATGTAATGTACGCAGAATTAGACGAAATAGGGAAAAAGCAATATATAAAGGATAAGATTTTCCAGTTCTTGCCTACATTCCTTGATTATAGAAGTGAAAATCTAAATTCATTGATAAATGTTATTGTAAACGCCATATATAGGGTTAATGAAGAGACTTTAATCCAACATTTTTGGGTAGGAAAAGGATTGAGGCTTACGGCTGAAGGGGATAGAATTTTTTACAAGCAGGCCTATTCGGATAATGATATACAATCCTTGCTCATTGACAGATTTAATATTTTAGTTAAGAGAGGTACAGAAGCGGGTATTCAGGACGACATAAGCAATATGGACTTAAATATAAGCCCTACAGTTGAGTTTCTTGATACCGGCTGGATAATGGATCAGGTTTACCCGGAAACGGAAGGCTCGAAAATATCTTTTTTAGATGGATATAAGAGTATAAAGCTTAATATGAACTATCCTTATTCAATTGGACACGGGAGAATAGGACACATGAAAATAGGAGATCATTTTACGGCTTACATTGGTTCAGACAGACAAAAAATAGACAATAAAATAGTACCGGCAGATACACAAATAATATACGAATAAAAGGATTTATATGGACAGCTTATTTATTAAGTCTCAAATGTTTACAGGCAGTTTAGAGATGAAGCAGTTGCAGCAGATTCTTAATGAAAACTACTTAAAATTATTGAGGCCCGTTATATCGACTTATGGATTAATGGTTACAGAAAATTTTCATGGAGTTCTAACAAATGAATGGAAAGTAACGCAAAACGGATTCAATGGAGTTACTATTCAGCCGGGGCGGGGGATTGCCAACGATAACGGAAATCCATGCCTCTTTGAGTTAAGCAGTGCGAAAAGTTTAAGTATCCCGAGCACAGACAGCACTTATTACATTATCGCAAAAAACACAAAAACTAATTATGAAAAAGGCACTGTTACTTTAACACAAGGCAGCAATCAGATTACCGGGACAGATACGGCTTTTACTGAAATATTCGCGATTAACCGTAGAATAATTGTTAATGGCGTAGCCTACACAATTTTGGACGTACTTAGCGACACCCTGATGGAAATAACAGCAGCTTACACGGGTACAACACAAACTGATGTCCAGTATATTGCAGGGGCATGGTTTGCTGGTTATCCTTTAACTATACCGGATAACTATATAAGAGAACATGATGCCTTACAGCTTGTTGTTAAAAATACCCCAAAAACAACAGGAGAGTACCTTCTTGCAACGATAACGGTTTATGGCAATGTAATTACAAATGTAGCAGATCAGAGGGCAACAAATCTATTAACCTGGTACAGCGAGAAACCGCAGGTAAGTTCTGCTTTAATGAGAGAGCGGAAAAAGATTCTTTACAGTCCGACTTCTATTTGTTCAGGGTTAAATGGAAGTTCCAGTGCGATTACAGCCCAGATTTTAGCGAATGACTCTCACGGCACTATATATGCAGAAAAATTAAGATTGAAATTTTTTAAGACTTCAGACGACAAAACAATAAATGTAAAATTCAGTTCATATTATACGGATACAGGTTTGCCTATTGCTTATGCGGATTCATTAAAATGGAAAGTTCAAGCGCAAGCGGGTGATATTTCAGGAGCGGAAAGCGTTTTAGACATTACAGCAAGTTCAACATATACTTTAGACATAAGTGCGTTAGTTAATAATGCCTATTATGAATTAGCATTTTATCTCAAGAAAGTTATTACGGCGTTCAATCTAAGTATTTTGATTAATGAAGTTTACATATCTTCAAATAATATACTTGTAATAGAATAAGGGTTAAATACATGTTAGTATTGTTACAAAAAAATGATATAATAACAGGGGCAGTTGTACTTCCTGATTATTGGTTAAGGATTATTGAGGCATTCGATGGAACGAATGAAACCGATTTAGTTATTAATGGAGAAGTGCATTTACAGGAAGGGAAGTTATATTTTAACGATGTTCAAATGGATTGTACCGCAGCAGAACTTAACACACTACACAACAGGACGCCCGGAACAGTTGAAGCCTTAAAGCCGATAATTCCAGATTTAAGTAAAAAAATCGACGAATTATATATAGCTAATTTAACGGTTGATAGTTTGACCAATAATAGCGGGCAGGGGGCGGCGGCTTTAGCAGGGGGTACTATTTATTCGTATTTGAATTTTAAATAATTAATTAATAATAGGGAATAATAACAAATGATTAATATAAATCCTGTCTTCGTTAAGACCCCTGCAATATTTTGGGGCAAGTTAACAACAGCCAATACCGCCAAAGACGGAACAGGCACGGTTGTTTGTATTTTTACAGCAGGAGTAGACGGTTCAAGAGTTGATAAAATTGTTTTCCAACCGTTAGGAACAAATGTAGCTACAGTCGCAAGAATATTTATTAATAATGGTACAGATAATACAGTAGCAACGAATAATACTTACATAGGGGATATAGCATTAGCAAGCTCTTCATTAAGTGAATCACTTGAAATGCCGAAGACAGAATATCAATTCCCTGATGGTTTATTTTTGCCAGCAGGATACAAAGTTAATGTTGCAATCGGGACAACCGTTGCCGCAGGGATACAAGCTATAGCGTTTGGCGGTCATTTAAGCTAAAGAGGTAAATATGAATGGATTTATCACAAATGTAAAAAAAGAAATCCCTATAGAAGGGGGAATAAGACTTTTAGCAGATTCAAGGTTAAAAACCGGGGATACGGCATATAGAGTAAATGGGAAAATTCGCAAGCTCTGCAACCCAATTATAGGAGTTGGAAGTGTTGCGAAGAATACTGGCACATATAATGGCGCCAATGCACAGATATTATTTCCTTCTAATAGTGCAATAAAAAATTCATTATGGATGTTACCTTTTAATAATAACAGTACAACATTATTTACTGTTTCTGGGGAAACGCTTTCGGTTAATTTACCCGGGCAGGTCACCGGAATGGATTCAAATTGTAACACAATATCATTTTGTGCCCCAATTGGCGCAAATAAAGTTTTGTTACGTTATTACAATTCCACTCTTTCAAATTATTATACTGTAATTTTTGATAAAACTACACCGGGAACCGTAACAACTCTTACGGATATAGATTCATTTTCCGTCAATGGAGAAGGTTTTGTAGGTTTATCCGATACCTGTTTTGCGGTTTTTCAACCAACCAACAGAGGAGTCATTGTATATAATAACAATAGCCCCGGAAGCAACTATGCAATAACTTCTTTGACAAATTCTTCAGATGTAGGGGCTATATTTTTCGTAAATACAAGTACGATTGGTTTTGTTGGACGAAATTCAACAGGGACTCCTTTCATTGTTATAGGGACAATTTCAGGTAATGCTATAACATGGGGGAGTGCATATACGATAATGGGAACTTTTGTTGACACAGTTTTTTTTAAAGGTACTTATTTATTTGATAATTGCATTATAATAAGTTTCGTTGATCGTATTACAGGATCTAATCATAAATTTTATACCCTAAAAATCTCAATCTCCGGCACAAACCTAACTATGGACAGCGTGGTTTTAGCCTCTCAAGTTTCCAATGGAGCCTATTATAAAACGCATGTCGTGCCTTTGATAGAATCGGAAGGTATTATGGCGATATTATTTAAGAATGGATCTGGAACATTTGGGACAAATCTTCAGGATGTTATGAACATTGATTATAGTTTTAATAATTTTTTGTCCGATGAATCAATATCTTCATATGTGTCTAAAGGAATGGGGGCTTTAGGGGCAAAAAATAATTTCCTATTGCATGGACAAGATAATGACGGATATGGCAGCGTTCATTTATTCAAAGGAGGCGAAATATTAAGCTATACCAATGACAGCACTAGTTATGAAGGTATTGCTCAAAATGATGCTTTCCCAGGCCAGCCGGTAGTTTTGAAGAAGAGTGGTTTTTATTCTTACGGACATAAAGGCTTAATACCGGGGACAACCTATTATGTGAATACACTAAATGGAAGTTTAACTACAACGCCCACAGATATAACGGCAGGGGTAGCGATAACAGACAAAATTCTAAAAGTAAATTAGAGGACAAAATGAATATTTTAGTAAGTAAAGCAGACAAGATAGTTTTTTATGCAACAAATAAGCTCATTGAGCTTGATGCAAATGAAGCAAGAGTATTTTCCGGCAATGTTAAAGAAACAGTTATGCCCGGGATAAATACCTCAAATACAGAGCTTTTCCAAAATTTGACAACGGTTCCTACAAATGTAGAATTTCGGTTCAAATATGAAAACGATGAGTTCATAAAAAACGATCAGTACTTCCCAAATGCAACAGAGGAATTGAGACAACTTTCAGAAATGACAATTTTGGAACTTCCAAAAACGTCAACACCTGAATATATTGAAGAGAAAGTAAACAAAATTGTAGAATTTTGGATAGGGATGATTCAATCCGGACAAATGATTACACAGATACCCGATTCAATTAAAGCTGGTTTATTCCTTTTGGGTTTTCCTGGACTAACAGGTCAAGAAGCAGCAGATCAGAAAGCCGCCCAAGATTGGGTTAATAAGATTAGGGCCAGAGTGAGGATAGATGCAGAAGTCGGAGATGTTTTCGACCAAGTTGCCAATGTTGATAAACAAGTGCAGTTAATAACACCGGTAATTTTAAGAACCTATCAGTTGTTAATTAATCTATTTGGGCAGGTGGCAAAAACAATTCCGATTGAACTTCTTCCGGCTGATCTAAAATTGCAATATGATAATTTTTCGAGTAATTACTTACAGGAAGTTGGAACAGGTGCTTATAAAGACAGGATAGATATTGACCCGAATCCAGAATCAATAATTAATCGTGTCCTTTTAAATAATATCAAAACCGGCGCTATTGTGAAAGAAGAATATTTAGATAAAAAATAAAGAGGCAGAAATGGTTGGAGATATATTATTATCGAGCTGCAATGATGGCAATTTTTTATCAAAAGCTATTAAATTTTTCACAACTAGCGAATATACCCATACGGCCCCGAGTATGGGAGATTTAGGGTTAGACTCCGAAAGTTTTTTGAGTGCGGAGCCGATGATTTGTGTTTTGCCAAAAACAAATTGGGATAAACCGACATATAAATACAAAATTTTTCGTTTCAAAAATGTTCCTGAAGACTTTATGAGGCAAATAGTTTTACAATTATATAAAGAGTATGCGGGTACAGTTTACGGCTGGCGCTCGTTATTTTGGTTTATTTATCGTTGGTTAATGGAAAAGTTTGGACGGGATGTTAGAAAGCAGAAGAATTGGTTTACCGTTAATGGTTTTTGTAGTGAGTTAACATACAGGTTGATGTTGCCGGTTGCCGAACAGTATTATCCTTCGCTTTTTTTAACTCTTTTAGAGTGGAATGCTGAAACATTCTCTCCAAAAGATACAGAAATTGTAATAAGTCTTTTTCCCAACTATTTTGAAGAAATAAAATAG